TCAGCAGGCGCGAACCCATGGCGGTCTGGCAACGGTCGACCACCGATTGCAGGGTGTTGTCGCGACCGCCACCGAGGTTGATGTCCAGCTCCAGATTGCGCCGGGTGGCGCCGTCCAGCACCACGCTGTCGTCGAGGCGTTCATGGCGCAGGCTGCGCAGATGGTGCAGGGCGGTGCGCTGGGTTTCCTTGGCGTAGGTCAGCAGGCAGCCGGCGGCGCCGATGGCCAAGGTCAGTTTCTCGCAACCGAAGCCTTTCAGATCCTGGGTCGCAAACTGCTGGCAGAGGCCCTTGAAGGCGCTGTCGCGGTCGAAATCCCAGGGCGCGCGCCGACGAACGCCACGGCGTTTTTCCAACGGCAGGCCGGCGGGCCAATCATCGGGGATCATCAGTTCGGCGGGGTTCAGGCGCTCGACTTCGGCCAGCAGGGTTTCCCAACCGCCGAATTCCTGCACGCTGAAGCGGCCACTGGTGATGTCCAGCACCGAGAGTCCGAAGAGTCTTTCATCGCCGACCACGGCGGCGAGCAGATTGTCGCGATGCTCGTCGAGCAGTGCTTCGTCGCTCACCGTGCCGGGGGTGATGATGCGCACCACCTGACGCTCCACCGGGCCCTTGCTGGTAGCCGGATCGCCGATCTGCTCGCAGATCACCACCGATTCGCCGAGCTTCACCAGGCGGCTGAGATAACCCTCGGCGGAATGAAAGGGAATCCCGGCCATGGGTATGGCATTGCCACCCGACTGGCCGCGCGCGGTGAGGGTGATGTCCAGCAGCTTGGCAGCCTTCTTGGCGTCCTCGTAGAACAACTCGTAGAAGTCGCCCATGCGGTAGAACATCAGCTGGTCCGGATGCTCGCGCTTGAGCTTCCAGTACTGCTGCATCATTGGCGTGTGCTTAGAAATATCCTGGATTTCCTTTGTCATCAGTCACTTAGAGTTAGTTTTGAAAATGTATGGGGCAGAATTGGGGCATGCTCACGCCGATTCAAGACCTTTACTGAGGATGCCGATATCTGTAGATGGCGGAGGTTAGCATTCAGTATGGAGTAGGCGTATCGCCGAACGATGCTACATTGCTACTGCTGAGTCGCGCTGCTAGAATCGCGCGCCCTGAACGACCAACGATCAAGCGAGGGATAGCTTTGGAGGCAAACATTGGGGTAGAGCTGCCGATCCCAGATCAGCGAGCTAAGCTCAAGCTAGAGCTTCAGGATCAGATTTCTGCAGAGACGGTCAACCCTATCATCGATGTTCTGAACAAAGCTTCAGCCGGTGACTTGATTGAGATCCACTTGCGTCATAACGCCGGTGGCAACGTCGACCGGATGATCGCGCTCATTGAAGCGCTGAATGGTACTGCAGCTCAGGTTGAAATCACCTTTAGCCGATACGTGATGAGCGCCGCTGCAACATTGTGGTTGTGGTTTTTTTTGCGTGAATCGCCTAATGTCAAATCGCTGTATCCCAAGAAAAAAGGCGTGGTCATGTACCACCGACCAAGGCGACAGCATCGTGGCTACCTTTGTTTTTGCGACGAGATGGCAGATAGCCATCCGCTGAAGGCGCCTTTACAGGAAAAACTAAAGATTTTTGACGAGCTGTTCGAAGAACTTTTCACAGAATTGTGCAAAGTTTTTGCAATGCAAGAGTCCCAGGAGACTTTGGCTTTCGATCTCCATGTAGAGGTTGAGCAGCTCAGGTATCGGCATTCCATGGACCGAATGCGTGAAGCCTATTATGGGAACCAGGATTGCCTGCTTCCTGTCTGAGAAAAAAATGAAAGGAAATCAAGGGGTGGGGATTATGACTATCAAATCGCTGCGCAACCTTCAGCCGGTCACCGATGAGAAGCGCCGTGAGAACGCCGAAAAGACAAGCAGAAGTCTTGAGTCGTACAAGCGAGCTGCGAAGGACATTCAAGAAATCTGCGCATCTAACGGTTGGGTAGAACCGGTTATTGTTGCTGAGAAGTGATGTTCTTAGAGAAAACCCCGCAACCGCGGGGTTTTTTTTGGCCTGGTTTTGGCTGTGATGATTAGGACGCGGAAGACATTCCCGCCCAGATGTGTTGCAGCTCACTTGGGGACTCGTCGTCCATCCATTTTGCGTACACCTGGACCAGCATCGTGAAGTCCTTGTGCCCCATCTGCTTGGCGATGAACGCAAGGTTACCACGCGCTACCAGGCACCAGCAGGCATAGGTGTGGCGGGTCTGGTATGGGCGGCGCGGGCGGATTTTGGCGCGCCGCTGGATGTTCGCCCACTTCGAATTCCATGATGTTGGGATGAACCACGGATTGACCTTCTTCCTGCGTGCCTGAACGGCCGGCGAGATCAGCGGTGTGACGGTTTCCTGAATCGATTCGTGGCGGGTGAGCTGCACGGTGATGGTCTGCGGCTCGATGCCGTGCTCGATGGCCAACAATTGCTTGCAGGCTTCCAGCGCCGGCGGCAGCAGCAGGACGATGCGCTTTTTACCGGACTTCGGCAGCTTGAAGGTGCCCTTGCTGGTGATGGCCCGGTTCACGTGGATCTGGCCTTTGACCAGGTCGAGGTCTTCCCTTGCCAGCGCACCGAGTTCGCCAGGGCGCAACCCGGTGTAGACGGCCAGTGTAACGGCCGCGCGATCCATAGGGTGCAGGCAACCCTTGTTCAGCAGATCGTTCAGCTCGGCTTTGGTCAGTGGGTCCGGGTCGCGATCGGTCATTTCGAAGCGGGTGCAGGCGTTGGCCAGCCCTGGGCGGCAGTAGCCGTTGGCCTCGCACCATCCAAGGAAGCCCGCGAGGGTGGCCAGGTAGTGATTCACGGTGGAGGTGGCGCGCGTTTCGATCAGGTCTACCCGCAGCTTCTGTATATCCTCGGGCAGCAGCACGTTGCCGAGGCGGTCCCGGCCGAGCATGTCCGTGCAGATGTCGAGCGCGGTGCCGTATCGGCTCTCGGTTTCCTCGGTGATGTCGACTGCCTTGAGCGGTTTGTACCTGGCCAGGAGCGCATGCAGCCGCTCGTCGCGGGTGTTGCTGTAGTTGCCGGCCTGCTTGCTGTCGGGGAAGTGCTGGGAATAGTCAAACTTGCCCATCTTGATGTCATGAAGCACCGCCGCCCGGAGCTGGGCGGCGTGCTTGATGTTGGCTTTCGTGACGGGCAAGCCGAGCGTTTCTCTGCAGCGGCGTTTGCGCCACATGAACACGATGCGAATGCTGTTGCCGTGGATCTCGACGCCAGTGTGCTTCGCCAGCTCGGCTTCTAGGCCGCTTCCTGCGGCGCGCTCTCGACCCACTTGTCCACCTCCTCGATGTTGATGAAGATTCGCCCGTCCCTGGCTTTACGCCAGATGCGTCCCTGCGGCCAGGTGCCGTTCTTGACCTTGTGCTCGATGGCCGTCCTGCTGTAGCCGATCATGTCGGCGGCCTTGGGGATGAGTACCCAGCGTGGAGTGCTCATATCAGTTCGTTTCCAGAGGCTGGACCTGGACTCCTTTTGGAATTCGCTTCAAGCTCCTGAAAACAACAGGCGAGTGGCAAGAGATGCTTTGCGACCTTATATGGAAGTGGTTGAAGCGCCATGCAACAGTCCCAGGCGCTGTCGTGGTGTTTGCTTTGGTTTACGTTGTGATGCTTGCAGTCGAAGCTGGTGATGCGGGAGCTAGTTGGGTGCAGGCAGTTGGTTCGCTCGTTGGCATTGCGATTGCCATTTGGGTCCCGGCTCGCCAATGGCAAATGGTTCTCAAAGAAAAGCGCGAGGATGCGATGAGAGAGGATCATCAGCTTGCTCTGATGGGTCTCAAGATGTGTCTTGAAGTTGAAGAGCTTCTTGATGAACTCAAGCTGCGCAACAGCGGTGTTCGCCATGAGTGGCACGATAAGGAGTATTTCAGAGCAAGAGTCGAAGCGCTCAACAGCCGGCTCGGCACGTTGGCCGGCGTGGAGCGCAATACCACGTGGTGGAACCTTTTGCTGAATGCGAAAAGGATGCTCATGGAGCTTGACGCCGTGCTGCGATTGCATGGAGTAGACGCTGGAGTGCTGGGTGTCCTCGTGACGAAACATCACGCGAGCTGGGCAAAGGAAATAGAGATCGCACGACTCAGACTGCAAGACATTGAAGAGCGTCATGCTGAGGTTCTGCATAAGGATATTTGGGAAGACTCGTTGCGAAGCGGATAGCTCACCCCCCTTTACAAGCTGCGCGGGCGGGCGGGGCGTTGAGCGAAGCGGGGCAGCAGGGTGCGCGGCCCGGCGCACGCCTGTCAGGGGGTATGCGCGGGCTCCGCAGGGGCGGGAGGCAAGAGCGATAATGCCTGCTGCTGCGCAGCAGAGACTGTTTATCTCGCCACCGGTCGAGCGCGTAGGGCGGCCGCTCGGCTGCTGAGTCCGCAGGGTGCTGCGTGCCCGGCCGCCGCCGTGCTGTCGCACGGTCGGGGCTTGGGTGGATGCGGTGGCGAGGGCTACAGCACCGGCGTTGCGTATAGCGCTGCGGCCAGCAGAATAGTCAGCAGCAATAGCCAGTACAGGGGTGGTTTTCGGGGCATGAGCGACACCTGATTTGTTGAAGTCGCTCAGAATCATATTGCCCGAAATTCGCTGTGTATCAGCCAAACTGACCACATTCGTGTAACCAAAAGCCGGGGCGTTCATGCGGCCACCTCCGCCTGCAGCTGCTGCAGGGCGATGGCGTTGCGGGCTTTGGCCTGCAGGCGCCACAGGGTTTCGGGGCCCAGCTCGGCGCGGATGGCTTGCTGCAGGGCTTTGTGTTCGGTCTGCGGCTGCTCGATGCGCGCCGTGGCGCGGGCTAACTCGTGCAGTGCCTTGCCGCCGGCCTCGGGGGTGAGGCGGGCGAGGGGGTAGGTGCGGCGGGTCATGGTCGGCACCTCACATGCACATCGGGGCGGCGGGCTGGACCTGGGCGTCGACACGCTCCCAGGTACTCAGCGCTGGTTTACGGCCCTGGTGCTGTTCGATGGCCAGCTGGAGGATGTCGCGCAGGGTGGGCAGGCCCTCTTCGGGCATCGCGACTGGGAAATACAGCGTGACCTGCTCCTCCTCGCCGTTCGCGATCGCTTCGCTTTCCAGCCACTCGATCATGTCGGTGTCGGTGATGCAGCTTTCCGCCATCTGTGCCATCAGCTTCGGGGCGGTGAGGGCGGTGTGCAGGCGATCGGCGATGTCGGTTACCTGGCCCTGTGCTTCTGCTGCCTGGTTGGCTTTGGTGGTGCCGCTTTTGCGGACGGTGTCGGCGGCATAGCCGAGGAGGCGGGCCGCGAGGCGTAGGGCCTGGCAGTCGTCGAGGGTTAGGCTGTTGCCGCGCACGCGCTGCAGCTCGTCGAGCAGGTCCTGGAGGATGGTGTTGTGCTCGGCCTGTTCCTGGTGCAGGGCGGTGCGCAGTGTGTCGGCCTGGGTGCGGAGGCTCTCGGTCAGTTGCTCTTCGCGGGCAAGCCTGCCGCGCAGTTCTGCCTGTTCGCCCCTCAGGGCGTTTACCAAGCCATTCCAGTATCGCGCGGCAGTTACACGGCCTTGCTTGTAGCCGGCCGCCCGGCCGGTGCACAGGCCGGAGCAGTAGCTGAGGCCGATGAGCACGGCGGTGATGGCGAGCATCGAGAACAGCGCGTAGAGCTGGTGGGTTTCGAGTTGCATGGTGGCGTACTCCTTGGTGGTGTTTCGCTGGTGGTGGCAGCGGTGTGGTGTCAGTGGGTGGCTTGTTGTTCGTATGCGGCGCGCAGGCTCAGCCAGGTGTTGTAGCCGTGGTTCTGAGCGATCAGGTGCAGCGCCTGGCAGTGCGTTATTCCGGCTTCCTTCTTGAGCTTCTTGGCCTGTTTTTTCAGGCGGTCGAGGCTTGGGCGGGTGGCCTGGTGCATGGTCATGCCTCCTTTGCGATGGTCATGGCCTCGTCCAGCGCCGTGTCGGCGACGTCCGAGGCGTGGTCGATGAGGACCGCCAAGTGGCGGATGTCGATGAAGCGGGCGGCCTTGGCGCTGCTGTCGAGGGTGGTGACGGGCAGCGGGACGCGGCCGGCGCTGAGGGCGCGGGCGAAGTTGTCTTCGTTGAGGTTGCGGAAGTAGCGCACGCGCACCTGGTCGACGGGCACGAGCACGTCGCCCAGGGTGCGGTACAGCAGTTCCACGGTGCCGGGGCGCGGCGCAGGGCGCAGGCGGAGTTCGTGCTGGGCCTGGCTCATGCGGTGGCCTTATCGAGCTGGGTTTCCAGAGTGCGCAGGCTGAGCTTGCCAATGCGCGGTGGCTTCGGTGCGATGGCCTTGGGTGCGTTGTGCGCGCGGATCTCGCGGTTGATGCCGGCGAGGGTGGCCCGCGCATTGGCACCGAAGGCCACGAAGCGCGGCAGGGGCGAGGTGCTGGAACGAGGCTCGATCACGGCGCCCAGCTCGACGCCCTCGATGCCCACGCCCAGGCGCAGCATGGCGCGGCTGGTGTATTGGGCGCCCAGGTCGTTGGCCAGGCGTTCAAGCGCTGCGGCCAGTTGCAGGTGCTCGACCTGCAGCGGTGCGGCGGTGGTGGTGAGTGAGACGCCGGCAGCGGTGGCCGCCAGCATCAGGTTGGCCAGTATCTTCTCCGGCGTGCGGCGCTGTTCGGGCAGTTGCAGCAGCTCGATCAGCAGGGCGTCAATCAGTTTGCTGTCCATTGGTGTTCCCCTTGGGGTGGTTCCAGGTGATCTCTACGTGGGCGCGGGTCAGGTCACGAAGGTGCTCGGGCACCTCGGCCAGTGCGGCCCGCCGTTCCTCTTTGCTGTGCATGGCGAGGATCTGGCGGGCGTACTGGCGCGGCCATGCCGGTGCGCTATGCGACATCACGCGGGTCCGGCTGCGGCTCAGGCAGCGGGCGATCTATGCCGAGCTGCTGGGCCAGCCAGGGGATGCCGGCGCTGGTGACCCGTGTGGTGCGCGGGTACTGCATGCCGTGCTCGGGGTGGAACCACTGGCCATCGCGGGTGACAAGAAACGCCTTGTCCCGGTCGGGGTGGGCGGGCAGGTTGTCGCTACCCAGCAGGCCCTTGGTGCGCATCTGCGCCATCAGCTTGCGATGGCCGAGGCCCAGGCGCTCGGCAGCGAACTTGAGAGAAAGGCTCATGACCGGGCACCTCCTATGCTGCTGCGCTGAATGCGGCGCGGTAGTCCTGCAGGAACCGGCGCAGGTGGTCGACCAGCACGCTGTAAGCGCGCTTGCTGTCGGCGGGGAGGGTGAACTGCACGGCCGCATCGTCGATGCGCAGCTGAGCGTCATAGCTGCCACGTGGGTGACGGCTGATCAGTAGTTCCGGCTCCAACTCGTGGGCGGGTAGCCAGTAGGTGCCGCGTCCGCAGCGGATGGCCGTGCGTAGCATCAGTTCCAGGTCGCTGACGAGCAGGTACTCGTCCACATCGGGTACGCCTGACGCGGCATCGCCGTTGACCGTCGATTCGATGAAGCGGGCCACGCGGGTGCCGTTGTCACTGCGCTGGTTGTCCAGCGTGACGCACAGGCTGTGGCGGGTGCCGTTGTGGGTAACCCCGACGTGAATGCCTTGGCTGCACTGCTCGATCACGACGGTGGCCAGCACGCTGCGGTGTGGGCCTTCGGCGGTGAGACGGTGCTGAAAGGTGCCGTTGAGGCGCACCTGCGCTTCCAGCCGGATGAGGGCGGCGGTGTTGAGGAGAAGGCGATTCATGCGGCATCACCTCCCCAGGGACCGGTCGGGGTGGTGCGCGCATTGGTGCGGGCCTGGAGCTTGGGCTTACCGGCGCTGATGACGACGAACATGCCGGTGGTGGCTTGCAGGCGCTCGATCAGGTTGCGGTTGGAGGCGCACGTCGGGTGGACGTGCAGTGTGGCTGTTGCCATGAGGAATTACCTCGTCTGTGGTGGAGACGAGGTAAATATCACGGCATGTGTTGTTTAAGTCAACACGTATCGTGATTATTTTTTGTGTGGTGCGTGATAGTCGTGCGTGAAGCGTGACGACTTGAGGATTCCGCCCACCAGGTGAATCTTGTCGATGGCGTCTTCAGGGAGGTGTATTGGCGGGTGGGACTGGTTGACGCTGTCAAAGCGGAACATGCCGTCGCGCTGGTAGATAAACTCCTTAATCATCGCTTGGCCCTTGACCGTCTTGACCATCACTTCATCGCCAGAGCAGAAGACCTTGTTGGGCTCGATGAGAACGTATTCCCCGTTCTTGATCCGGGGATGCATGCTGTCCCCGATTACCTTGAGGCCATAAGCGTTCGGGTCGTCGCTATGGATCATGAGGTAGCCATCGCCATGGCCAACCGGGAAGTCGATGGCTTCGAAGTAACCGTCCACGCCTAGCTTTGCCTGTCCCACGACTGGTACTGCTCCGTCCTTGGCTGTTCCAACCTGCAGTGTCTCGCTCTCTGCGGTTTCCCCTTTGGGCCATTTACCAAAGTCCTCGCGGATGGTGGGGCCCTTAACCTGGGTGTCGGAGAGGATCTGCTGTGCTTCGCTGTTTGCCATGTCAGCCAGCGTGACCCCTAGCGCCGAAGCTAACAGCACCAGGTCGCTGAGGCTTGGTGTCCTTGTCCCGCTTTCGTAATTGCCGACACGCGACTGGGATTCCCAGCCGCAAGCCTCAGCCAATGCTTTCTGGCTGATCCCTTTTGCGTTGCGAAGTCGCTTGATGCGTTGGCCTAACTTTTCCATGTGGCTGTTTTATCACGCTGCGAAGTAGAAAATTCTCACTTTTCGTGTTGCTAGTACCACGATACGTGTTTAGGATGGATGCGAGTCGATTGGAGCGAGTCAAATGAACCGCATTGCCGAGATAAGAGAGAAGGCGCAAATCAAGCAGGGCGACCTGATCAGTGCATTGGGCTGGACCCAGTCACGGGTAAGCAATTATGAGTCCGGGCGGCGGGTGCCGGGCTTGGCTGAGTCCCGGGCTATCGTGTGTGCTCTCAATTCACTTGGAGCGAAATGCACGCTGGATGATGTGTTTCCTGCTCCAGCTGAATTGTGTGCTGACCGCCGAGAAGGCGATCGTCGCCAAGGCGAGCGGCGCGATGGAGATCGGCGCCAGGGCGAGCGCCGGGCGGAGGCAGCATGAGGACTACCGAAAATCAACGTGCTGTTCTGGAAGCCCTGGCGCGCTATTTGCGCGCGGGCTGGGGTGCGCTGTGCGGGCGGGACATGTTGGTCTTCGGCTTCGATCCGTTCCGCCATGGGCCGATATCGGAGTCGGATTTCCAGCGACGTGCAGCCGATGTGCTTGAGGGCTTAGCTGACAACAACCTCGTCGAGGATTGACATGAACTCCTCCTCGCTCAACAGCCCTTTGTTGACCAGTGTTTCGCTGAGCAGGGCGGTGAATTTGGCGATGCGATGGGCTTCCAGGTCTGGCTTCTGGGTCACGGTGTAGTAGACCCGACGAGAAAGTTGCAGCCCGGTGTCGTGATGAGGAAATTTGCTGTAGTCAGTCATTTTGCGTCCTTGTCATGAGGCGTAAAAAACCGGACGGCCTTACCAGCCGCCCGGTTCTCCCGACACACACCACCACAGTGCTGTCGGGTGATGCGGTAGATCGCCACGGAGTACGCCAGTACAGCTTGCCGATCTACCGCACCCGCTAGGGCACGGATGCCCTGGGTTGCCCGCCGTCTCCACCACAGATAGGGCGGGCTGTAGCGGCGGGGCTCATGCGGAGCATGGGCCTCGCCACTGGGATGCAGGCGGTTATCCACCACAGACACGCCGCCTGCATGTGACCACTGGCAAGTGACCACGGCGCAACTGTATCAAGCAGGCGCGGTGTGGTCACTGGCAGACTTTTGGGGAAACTGCCATGGGCCGATTCAAGTTCTGCTCCACCGAACGTGCACGACGCACACTGCTGACACTGCCGCAGGCTCTGCACCATGCGGTGCGTGACTATCCCGGCGGCGCCACCGCCATTGCCGCCGTCGACGGCGATACCAATCCCACCACGCTCAATCACAAGCTGAGCCTGACCAATACCACCCACACGCCGAACATCCGCGACCTGGAGCTGATCCTTGACCTGACCCGCGACCCGCGCATTGTCGAGGCGATCCTGCACCCGATCGGCTGGGTTGGGGTGGATGTCTCGGACCTGCGCGAGACGGATACGCCCCGGGCGCTGCTGACGGGCATCAGTGAAATGCTCAGCCGGGAAAGCACGCTGACCCTGCACCTGACCAAGAGCCTGGACGATGGCGACATCGACGATGACGAGCTGGACGAGTTCGAGCTGATGGCCGAGCGCCTGGTGCATGCGGTGTTCAAGCTGGGCGCTGCGGTGCGCCGGGCGAATCGGGAGCAGGGGGTGTGCCATGGCTGACAACGCTGATCGCGCTAACGATCTGGTGCTGGAGCTGATGGAGCGGATGGAGCAGGCACTGGCGGCGCGCACGCCTGTTATGTCGCGCATGGCTGTTGACTGCGAGGACTGTGGCGATCCGATCCCACCGAAACGACTGGAGGCGATGAAGGGGCAGGGCTGCACGTTGTGTCTGGAGTGTCAGGGGTATCACGAGCGGAGGGTCGGATAATGGCTGACCGTCACGAGCTACTCGACGATGTGCTGGCCCAGCTGCAGGCCGGCGACCTCAAGCCCAGCACGCCGCTGGTGATCGGCAAGCGCACCCGCTGCGAGGTGGAGGGCGACAAGGCGCCGGAGAAGACCGGCTGGTATGTGATCTACGAGCACCTGACCAGCAACGGCAACACCTTCTACTGCGGCGCCTTTGGTGACTGGCGTTCGGGCGAAAAGGGCAGCTGGCACAAGATCAAGCCGAAGGGCGGCAAGCTGACTGCCGAGGACCGTGCGGTGATGAAGGCCCGCGCGGAGGAAGGCCAGCGCAAGGCGGCCGAGGCCGAGGCGCGCAAGCATCGCACTGCCGCGCGCCGTGCCGCAGGCATGTGGAAGCATCTGGAAGAAAAGGGCAGCAGCCAGTACCTGGTGAACAAGGGCGTGGGCGGGTTTGGCCTGCGCTACAAGCGCAAGAGCGGCACGGCACTCGTGCCGATGCGCAACGTGAAAACCTGGGACATCGTCGGCCTGCAGGTGCTGTTCCCGGAGGTGCAGCCGAAGTTCGGCGGGAACAAGGCCTATTGGCCCTATGGGCTAGAGAAGCAGGGCGGGGTGCATCTGTTCGGCCCGGAGCCGGAGCCGGGCGACGTGATTCTGGTGTGCGAGGGCTATGCGACCGGGGCGAGCCTGCATATGGCGACGTCGCTGACGGTGGCGTGCTGTTTCGATGCGGGCAACCTGTTGCCGGTGGCCGAGGGGCTGCGGGTGCGCTATCCCGGCCGGCGCTTGGTGTTCTGCGCTGACGATGACTGGAAGACGGTGATCCAGGGCAAGCCGGTGAACGTGGGCAAGATCAAGGCGGAGAACGCCGCGCTGATCGTGGGCGGTGAGGTGGTGCTGCCGATCTTCGACGCCGATCGCGAGGAGAAGTGGACGGACTTCAACGACCTGCACGCGGCCGAGGGGCTGGAGGCGGTGCGCCGCCAGGTGCTGGCGGTGGTGCGGCCTTCCACCGTGGAGGCGTGGCAGGAGAAGCTGCAGTATTCGGACAAGGGCGGGATGGTCGCGCACCCGTTCAATATCGCGCTGATCCTGGGCAACGATAAGCGCTGGGACGGGGTGATCGCCTATGACTCGTTCAGTTCGAAGATCCGCAAGATGCGCACGCCGCCCTACGGTGGCACGGCGGGTGACTGGAGCGACCTGGACGATATCAAGGTGACGCTCTGGCTGGCGGATGTGTACGGCCTGCGGGTGAAGAGCAACTTGGTGCTGGAAGCGGTGAACTCTGTTGCGCATGACAATGCCTTCCACCCGGTGCGTGAGTACCTGGACGGGCTGGAGTGGGATGGCACGCCGCGCCTGGAGCATTGGCTGAATGCACGGCTGGGGGTGCCGGATAGCGAGTATTCGCGCAAGGTGGCGAAGCGTTGGATGTTGTCGGCAGTGGCGCGGGTATTCCAGCCCGGCTGCAAGGCGGATTCGGTGCTGATTTTGGAGGGCCTGCAGGGTGCGGGTAAGTCGACCTCGATGTCGGTGCTGGGTGGTGCGTGGTTCATGGATACGCCGTTCAACCTGGGCGACAAGGATGGCTATCAAGCGATCCGGGGCAAGTGGATCGTGGAGCTGGGCGAGCTGGATGCGTTCAACAAGGCCGAATCCACGCGGGCCAAGCAGTTCTTCTCGGCTTCGGTGGATACTTATCGCGAGAGCTACGGCCGGCGCGTGCTCGATGTGCCGCGCCAGTGTGTGTTCGTGGGTACGACGAACCAGGATGAGTACCTGAAGGATGACACGGGAAACCGCCGCTACTGGCCGGTGACTTGTACGAAGGTGGATCTCGACGGCCTGCGCGCCGATCGCGACCAGCTGTGGGCCGAGGCGGTGGCGTGCTATCGCGCGGGGCATGTGTGGTGGGTTGAGCGGGACGAGTCGGATATTTTCGCGGCCGAGCAGGATCAGCGCTACCAGGCGGATATGTGGGAGGAGCCGATCATCACGTACCTGACCAAGCAACACATCGGCGATAGCGTGACGGGGGCGCACATTCTGGAGAAGGCGCTGAACATCGACCCGAGCCACTGGGATAAGCCGGCGCAGATGCGCGTCGGCAAGATCATGCATCGGTTGAAGTGGCCTCGCCGCAGGCGTGGCAGTACGCCCAGCGGGACGCGCGGCTATGTGTACATGAAGCCGGATGAGTGGAAGCGCGTGGCGGCGCAGCCGAAGCCGCAGCAGAAGGGGGCCGCGTTTTGATTCCTGAAATGGATGAGATGCTGAAGCTGTGGGCGCTGGATATGCACGGCGGGCTGGGCGGTGGTGGTTCGGGCGGCAGCATGATCGCCGAGCTGATGGACTCGAAGGGTATGTTGATCCGCGCCAAGGGAGGTGGCTCGCGCATGCTGCTGCCGTACAGTGCTGACATCGAGCTGATCGTGAACAAGCATCTGGACGCGCAGCTGGCGGTGGTGGTGCGGGAGCATTACCTGAACCATCAGAGCCTGGATCACCAGAAGTGGCGGCACTGCGGGTGTGGTCGGACGCAGTTTTACCAGCGGCTGCATAACGCGCATGTGGCGATTGCAGGTATGCTGCTGGAGCGCGCAGCGTGATTTGGCGCACCGTCCCGGCATGGACCACCCGCTTTTTTGCGGGCGAGACGCACGCACGCCGCGTAGTGTCTGGAGTCGTCCCACCTCCCTACCTTTTCACCGTGCCCGCACGTAGGGCGCACATGCACGCGCGCGCATCGCGCGCAGCGTTATCTTTTTCTCTCTATACGGGAGAAGGATCAATAAAGGTAGGACGGTGGGGCGCCGCCTTGTTCTGTGCGGTGCTCAAGCGTCTCACCTGTCTGGAGTCTGGTGGGGCTGGTGGGTCTGCTGCCTGCGGCGCTGTAGCCAGTCATGTGATATTGCCGTTGATTGCCGGTGCGTTGCCGGTACGTCACCGTTGATTGCAGGGGTGGCAGTGCTGGCGTCTTGCTGCCACCGGATTGGAGGGGTATAAAACAGCCATCTTCGAAGAAGTGCGCTTAGGCGGCTTCACCACAAACCCGGCCACCGCGCCGGGTTTTTTGTTCTCAGGCCTCGCCGATTCGGCGGGGCCTTTTCGTTTGTGCCGAGGAGGCCAGCATGTCGACCGAACAGCAGGTGCAGCAGTCGCTGGCCGATCTTCCCACCTGGTTGCTGATCCTGGTGGCGCTCGCTGGACTGACCGGCGAGATGTGGCGAGCCGATGCGGCCGGCATGGCGGTGGGCGAGCTGATCAAGCGTGTGCTGCTGCGCTTCGGCGCCTCGGCGGTGTTTGGCCTGGCGACGGTGCTGCTGGCTACGGCTTGGGGTTCGAGCCTGCTGACCTCGGCAGCGCTGGGCAGCATCGTCGCTTGCCTGGGTGCTGACTTGGCCAGTGGGTTGTATGCGCGGTGGCTGGCGAAGAAGGCTGGCCTGTGTGATGTGCCGCCGACCGGCAAGGCCGGCAGCTGATGCCTAGCGCACCGAGCGCTGTCTGCTCAGCGCCAGGCTGCTTGCGTCTGGCTCTGCCGAGTAAGACTCGATGCGCGGAGCATCAGGCGGAAGCTGATGAGTCTCGTGCTGCATACCTCAAGCAGGCACACAAGTCATACAACGCCCGCCGCCCGAAGTCGGACGGGTTCTACTGGACGAACCGTTGGAAGCGTAAGAGCGCGGAGTATCGCGAGGCGCATCCGCTATGCGAGGAGTGCGATCGCATCGGCCTGACAGTTCCGTCAACGATGGTCGATCACATCATCCCGTACCGCGAGCGTCCTGACTTGGGTTTGGTGGACAGCAATCTGCGTGCGCTCTGCTGGCAATGCCATAACCGGATCGGCAAGAAGGTCCGGGAGAAGGATGGCGCCGTGGCTGAGCGGGTGGATACATCCGCCCCGCTTCGGCTCTCGACGCTGGTAGGCCGGCAGGGGTAGGGGGTGTAATTCCTTCCTACCGAATTACGCCCGAACGACGTATGGAGCACTGTGTACCCGCGCGTCGAAATTTCAGATAGGGGGGGGGTTAAAACCCCGGACTAGAGCGGATGATCATGAATCCTCAATTCACCGTGGCGCCGGCGGGCAGCGAAGATGCACAGGCTTCGGCGAAGGTCGAGGTCGTGTCGCCGGACTGCCCCATAGATTTCACCCCGGATGAACTCCAAGTGTGGGATTACATCTGCGACCAGCTGCGTAAGGCGGGCCTGCTGCACCTGACGGCGGGTATCGCGATATCGGTGATCGTCAAGAAGTACCGTCGCTGGCTGACCGCCATCGAGGCGCTGGACGAATACATGGACGAGAACAATGGCTCGTTCACTGTCAAGACGCCCAACGGCTACGAGCAACCGCACCAACTGGTGCACTACGTCGACAAGCAGGAAAAGGAGCTGTTGAAGTGGCTACCGTCCTGCTGTCTGACAATCCCGACCTTCGCCAAGGTCAAGGCGCTGGAGAAAGGAAGCGAGCAAGGCGATCTCTTCCTCGACGAGATCCGAAGCTTTATGCAGGGGCGACCCGGCTAATCCCGAAAGAGCTTTACCCGTGGGATGAGTACGGTGTCGCCGTGCTACGTGGCAAGATCCCAGTCTGCCGCCTGACGTTCCTGGCGGTGAAGCGCCACTACAAGGATCTTCGTCAGGGCGCCAAGCGTGGATTGTGGTTCGACCCGCTGCGCGCGGCCTACATCATCGACTTCTTCCCGAAGTTCTTGCGGCACGTGCGAGGCGAGAAGACCGGCCAGCCCATCGTGCTAGAGCCCTGGCAGCAGTTCTGGCGCGCCGTGCAATTCGGCTGGCGCCGCGCGGATGGCACCCGCCGCTTCCGTCAGTGGTATGAGGAAGTGCCACGCAAGAGCGGCAAGAGCACGACCCTCAGCGGTATCGGCCTTCACCTGGCCGCCTTCGATGGCGAGCCAGGCGCCAAGGTATACACCGCTGCTACCAAGCTGGAACAGGCCAAGATCACCCACGGTGATGCGGAGCTGATGCGGGAATTCTCGCCAGCGCTCAAGAGGCTGTTCAAGAACCATCGCAATCGGCTATTCGTCCAGGGCACGGCGAACGAATTTCTACCGCTGGGCGCGGACGCTCGGACGCTGGACGGCCTCGACCCGCACGGCGCGATCATCGACGAACTGCACGCGCACCGCACGCGCGAGCTTTGGGACGTGATCATCTCGGCGATGGGTGCCCGCCGCGAGCCGATGCTGACCGCGATCACCACTGCCGGCTTCAACCAGCACGGGATCTGCTACGAGCAGCGCACTTTGTTGGTCGACATCCTCGAAGAGCGCGTCATCAACGGTAAGCGGATCATCAACGACAGCGTTGGAGGGGTGATCTACACCCTCGACGAAGGCGACGACTGGACCGACGAACGCAACTGGCCGAAGGCCCACCCCAACCTAGGTGTGTCGGTACGTCTGGCCTACCTCCGAGAGCAGTGCGCCCTGGCGCAGCAGGTGATTGCGCAGCAGGTCAACTTCCTGACCAAGATGCTCAACATTTGGTGCCAGCAGGATGACCGGTGGCTCGATATCGCGAAGGTCTGGGACCCATGCAACCCGCCGTTCGACATCGAGCAACTGGAGGGTCGCGTCTGCTACGGAGGTCTCGACCTCTCGACCGAAACGGACCTTACGGCCTTCGTCCTGGTGTTCGAGCCCACGCCCGATGATCCGCATGTTTACGTCGTGCCGTACTTCTTCGTGCCGGCGGACAACATCGAGCACCGTGCCCAGATCGACCGCGTGGCCTATCCCAAGTGGGTAGCGGAAGGGTTCCTGGAAGCCACCCCCGGTAACGTTGTGGACTACGAGCGTGTCCGGGCAGTGATAAAGGAATGCTCGGAGCGCTTCGACCTGCGCGAAGTCGGCTACGACCCATGGAACGCCTCGCACCTGGTGACTCAGCTCACCGGCGACGGCATCAGCATGGTCAAGCTGGGCCAGAACCTCGGCAACCTGAGCGCCCCGACCAAGCGGCTTGAGGGGCTGCTGCTGAGCAACCTGTTGCGACATGGCGGCCATCCGGTGCTGCGCTGGAACGCTGAAAACGTCACGTTGCTGCGCGACAGCAATGGCAACTACCGCCCCCACAAAGGCAAGAGCCGAGAGCGAATCGACGGAATCGCTGCGCTGCTCAACGCCCTCAACCGCTACATGGGCGCGACTACTGAAGAGCCGGAAGGCGTCAACGCCGCCTACGCCACTGGAGGCATCAGAACAACATGAGTTGGCTCAGCAGGCTAAACCCGCTGCGCCGCAAGAGTGCCGAAGCGATGAACTCCCGTGATCTGCTGGAGATGATCGCTGCTGGCGCTGTTGCGGTGTCCGGTGTTCAGGTCAACAGTGCGTCGGCAATCCGCTTCGCGGCGTTCTTCGCATGCCTCAAGGTGCTGTCAGAGGATGTCGGCAAGCTGCCGATCAAGCTCTACAAGGAACGCCCGGATCGCGGGCGGGACGTGGCCAAGGGGCACAAAGTGCATCGGCTGATCAGCCGTCGCCCAAATGACTTCATGACCGCATCCGAGTTCTGGGAGATGTGCGTGGCTCACGTGGTGCTGCGTGGCAACTTCTACGCCTTCAAGGTCATCGTCGGTGGTGAGGTTGTCGAGCTGCTGCCGCTCAACCCCGGCGCAGTGGTACCCAAGCTGCGGGACGATTGGACGCTCTGGTATGACGTCACGTTCGCCAATGGCACCCGTGACGTGTTGCCAGCCAGCCAGATCTTCCACGTGCGCGGGCTATCGCTCGACGGGATTCGAGGGCTGAGCGCCCTGGAGTATGCCCGCGAGACGCTTGGCCTTGGCATCGCTGCCGAGCGTCACGGTGCAAAGCTCTTCGTGAATGGAGCAAACCCAGGCGGCGCGCTTGAGACCGAGCAGACGCTGACGGACGAAGTGTTTGAGCGGGTCAAGACCAGCTGGAACGAGAAACACACCGGCGTGGAAAACTCGCACAAGGTCGCGATTCTTGAGGGTGGGCTGAAGTGGACGTCGGTCACAATGACCAACACCGACGCCCAGTGGTTGGAGAACCGCAAGCACACCGACAACCAGATATGCGGCTTGCTGCGCGTGCCACCGCACAAGATCGCGATACTCGATCGATCCACCAACAACAACATCGAGCACCAGTCCCTGGACTACGTGAACGATGGGCTGATGCCGCACCTCAACCGAATCGAAAACCGTATCCGCATCGACCTGCTCAATGAGCGGGACGAAGAGGATCACTTTGCCAAATTCAACGTTTCCGCGCTGCTGCGCGGTGACATGAAGGCGCGCAGCCAGTTCTACAAGGACATGGTCTACCTCGGCGCCTACAGCCCCAACGACGTGTTGGAGCTGGAAGATCGCAACCCGCGCGAAGGGGGCGATATCTACCTCACGCCCTCGAACATGAACATCAACGGAAGGCCGGCAGATGAAAACCAAGAACGCGCCTAGTAACAAGCACCTGGCGACCAGCTTCAAGGTCAAGGCCGTAAACGAAGACGGCACCTTCTCCGGCTATGGCTCGGTGTTCGATCTGGTCGATTCCTACTCGGACGTCGTGCAGCGCGGCGCCTTCAAGGAAACCCTGAAGGAGTGGGCGAAGAAGGGCGGCTTCCCTTCGATGCTCTGGCAGCACAAGTACGACGAGCCGCTGGGTGTCTACACCCTCATGGAAGAAGACGAGCACGGCTTGTACCTGGAAGGACGCCTGCTCATCGACGACGATCCGCTGGCCCGGCGCGCCTACGCGCACCTCAAGGCCGGCAGCATCACCGGGCTTTCAATCGGTTACAGCATTCCGCGGGGCGGTGCGTCCTGGGATGACGGTGCGGGTGTTTACCGCATCAACCAGGTGGACCTCTGGGAAGTGTCCCTGGTGACCTTTCCCGCCAACGACGCGGCACGTGTGGAGACTGTGAAAAGTGCCATGCAAGGCCCGCGTCAATTCGAGAAGTTCCTGCGCGACGCCGGCCTCTCTCGAACCGAAGCCAAGGCGCTCATGGCCGACGGCTACAAAGGCATCTCTCAGCGTGACGCTGGCATGGGTGGCCTGCTCGATGACATTAATCAACTCACTGCACAACTGCGAGGCTAACACCCATGCAACGTACTTCTATCGCCGCTACGGTGGCTGAATCCGTTCCCTCCCTTCGCAATATGCGCCGCCGCAATGACGGCGGCGACAGCCACACCGAACTGCGCGCTGGCATCAAGCAGCTCGGCGAAGCCTTTGCGGAGTTCAAGAAAACCAACGACGAGCGACTGGAAAAGCTCGGCAAGGGGCTGGCCGACCCGCTGCTGGAAGGCAAGCTGGACGCGCTGAACAAGAAGCTCTCCGAGCTGGAGTCGTTCAAGAAAACGACCGAAGACAACCTGAAGAAAAAGGCGCGACCGGGTCTGACCGGCGGCGATGAGGAGGCTTGCGAGGAGCATCGCAAGGCCTTCGATGGCTTCCTGCGCAAGGGCCGTGAAGAAGGTTTGCGCGACCTCGAAGCCAAGGCGCTGAACCTGGGCACTGACGCCGATGGCGGCTATGCCGTACCGGATGAGCTGGACCGCAACATCACCCAGCTCGAGCGCGACCTCGGCATCATGCGCAGCCTGTGCAACGTCGTGCCGGTTGGTAGCGAGGAGTACAAGAAGCTCGTCAACATGGGCGGTGCCGCCTCCGGCTGGGTTGGTGAAACGGATGAGCGACCGGAAACGGCCACGCCGAAACTGGCGCAGATCGCGCCTACCTTTGGGGAAATCTACGCCAACCCGGCAATCACCCAGAAGGCTCTGGACGATATGTTCTTCAGTGCCGAAACCTGGCTTGCTGAGGAGGTGGCCTGGGAGTTCGACCAAAAGGAAAACGGCGCATTTGTGTCCGGCGACGGCGCCAAGAAGCCCAAGGGCTTCCTGGCCTATGCCAGCACGGCGGTGGCCGACAAGGCTGGCACACGCCCCTTCGGTACCCTGCAGTTCGTAACCTCCGGCGCTGCAGCGGCACTGGGCAGTCCGGATCGTCTGATCGATCTGGTGCACAGCCTCAAGCGTGGCTACCGCAAGAACGCGGTGTTCCTGGGTAACGGCCTCACGCTGGCTGCGCTGCGTAAGCTCAAGGACAGCGAAGGCAACTACCTGTGGCGTCCTGGTCTCGAAGCCGGCGAACCAGGGGTTCTCCTCGGCTACCGCTATGAAGAAGAGGAGAGCATGCCGGATATCGCGGCTGACTCCATTCCGCTGGCCTTCGGCGACTTCAAGCGCGGCTACACCATCGCCGACGTGAAGGGCATTCGCGTGTTGCGCGACCCGTTCACCAACAAGCCCTACGTGCACTTCTACACCACCAAGCGCGTGGGCGGCGGTGTGATGGACAGCCTGGCAATCAAGCTGCTCAAGATCGCCGCCTAAGCGGCCAAACCCACCGCAAAGGCTCGCTTCGGCGGGCCTTTGTCGTTCTGGAGGTGCTCACCATGCCACCAATAGTCACGCTGACGGAGCTGTTCAAATTTTCGCCGGACTCGATCCGGGTCATCGAGTACGAGCCTGGCGAACACGACCTGTCGGATCGCGCCGCAGAGATCGCCCATGGCCTGGGCATCGTCGATGACGCCGATGCGCGCGCGGCTGCTGCGAAGAAGGCCGAGGAAGAAGCTGCTGCCGCTGCTGCGAAGAAGGCTGAGGAAGAGGCTGCTGCCGCTGCTGCGAAGAAGGCCGAGGAAGAGGCTGCTGCCGCTGCTGCGAAGAAGGCTGAGGAAGAGGCTGCTGCCGCTGCTGCGAAGAAGGCTGAGGAAGAGGCTGCTGCCGCTGCTGCGAAGAAGGCCGAGGAAGAGGCTGCCGCCGCTGCCTCGAAGAAGGCCGAGGAAGAAGGTGCCGCTGCTGCCGCAGCAAAGAAGGGTAAAAGCAAATGATCGACCTGGCGGTGGTTAAAGCTCACCTGCGGGTGCGGCACGATCTGGAGGATGACTACATCCAGGTGCTGGTTGATGCCGCCGCCCAGTCGTTCAACGACCAGAGCAACCGCGTGCTGGTCGCGCCGGGAGAGTCCTTGCCTGATCCGGTTGGGAATGCGCTGCATCCAACCAAGGCGATTCAGCAGGGCATCCTGCTGCTCGTCGGTCACTGGTACGTCAATCGCGAGGATGTCGTGATCGGCACCATTGCCACTGCGCTGCCCAAAGCGACTGAGTTTCTGTGGCGGCCCTATCGCTGGGTGAACGTGGCATGAGAACAGGGCGACTGGAAACACCGGCAGACCTGCTGGCACTCGGCGCGGATCTCCAGCCACAGCTGATCGACTGGCTGTGGGTGGGTATTCGCGCAAAGGATGCCGGCGACGTGCCGGTTGCTGCTGGCCTGCGCAATCCGGGGCGTGTCGAGGTGCGAGCCTGGTGGGATGAGCGCTTGCGCAATGGCCACTACCTGCGAGCCGAGCAGCGCCTGCTACACATCGATAGTGTGCGTGACGTAACCGGCCAGCAAGCAGAGCAGGTGCTTACCTGTACCGAACTGATCGGCGCCCCCGCTACCTACACCGCCCTGCCTGGGGCGGAGCCGCTGCCGTGTCGGGTGTTTCTGGATTACGAAGTCGCCCGCCCTGGGCAGTTCGGCGGGATGGTGGAGTACGCAACGCAGCTGGAGGCGGCATTGATCGAGGTAGGCCGGCCGCAGCCGGGTGCTGTGTTCTTGGTCGATGGGGTTCGCTGGCGTGTGGCGGGCCTTGTCGAGCGTGAGGATGACCGCGTCGTGCGGCGCATGTGGGTGAAACGCATATGAGCATGGAAGTCAGCCTGCCGGACATCGAGGGCGGCCCCGCCGCCTTCGGCATCGACGAGAAGCGCTTCGAGCGCATCCAGATCAACTCCACCAACCGTGCGGCCCGCTGGGTGAAGCGCGTGTTGCTGGTTGAGCCGTTCTCGGAGGCAACCGGCGTTCGCCGGGTGATCTTCAATGACCGCATCCGCATCAACCTGGCCAACCGGAACGTACCGGAGGCGAGCATCGTGCCGTCGTCGGCCAGCATTCCGGCGCGCTGCTACCGGCATCGTGCCGATCCGGTCGACGGGTCCAAGGTCAGCGCCCGGGTGCTGGTGGATTGGTGGCAGGGCGAGAAGATCGCGGCGGGCTTCATCAACCCATCCAGCGACCGCAAGTTGCCGCTGGCCACCCGCAGCGTGCGCGCACGCAAGCTGACCGCACGTAGCAAGCGGCCCCACATCAAGGAATACCGCTACGAATACTGGACGCCGGAAGATGCAAACGGCCCATCCGCCGCCGCGCTGTTCCGCGTCGCGGTAGATAACAGCACGCGCGAACAGGCGGCCGACCGGCTGGCGTTCGAGTTCAACAAGGATCTGGATGAGGAGCTGTTCTGATGGAGGTGATCGCCACCCGCGTGACCGCTTACCTGGCCGATAGCCTACGTCAGATTGACCAGGCCAACGGCTACCCGCTCACGCTGACCAAGGTCGAGATCGGCCAGTTCTACGAGGATCTGCCGCAGCCCGCGCCGCTGCCGGTCGCCACGCTGGTGGCTGCCTCTACCGGCGATGCGGTGACCCCTGAAGGGGTGGTCCTTTCTGGCCGTCGCGCGCGGGTCTACCAGGTGGAGGTCGTCATCGACTTCGACCAGCACCCCGACACCGAGCGGCACGCGCTGCTCGACCAGGTCGAATGGGGCATTGCCCGAGCGCTGCGAGGCCGGCCGCCGCCCCAACTGGCCGGGTTGCTGCAGAGCGTCGCCTTGGGTGATGTGCAATTCAACTATCCGGCACCCGGCCACAGCGTTGCCATTGTGCAGGCTCAGGTCGCTGTCACTTTCGTCGAGCAATACCCGCAACCATAGGAGGGCACCATGCCCAAAGCCACTGTGAAAACCGCATTCACCTTCCGTGAGGGCGGCAAGGTCAAGCTGTACAAGAAGGGCGACCAGGAACTGACCGCCGCCGCTCTGGCGCATGCCAAGGCGCACGGCTTCGTGCCGGTGCCCAAGGCCGAACCCAAGCCGGCCGACGAGGCCAAGTAGCCGTTCCACTCCCGCGCTTCACCTGGCCCCGCGCCGCATCCTGACATCGAGGTAAACCCATGCAAACCGTTCAAGACGCCAGCCTTATCGGCTATGGCGACATCTTCTCGCGTGCCTATCAAACTCAGAAAGCACTGTTGCCCTGGGGCAACACCAGCGAACTGAAGATCGCCCACACCGAAGATCAGCAGACGCTGCCCAACTACATCACCGGCGCGGGCAACCGCAACGTCACCTCCCGTGTCACCGGCGTAACGGCCAGCTTCACCCTGTACGACGTCAACGCCTGCAACCTGGCGTTGGTTGGTCGCGGCACCATCCATGGTGTGGCCGCTGGCGAGGTCACGGCAGAGGCCCATATCTGCGAGGCGGTGCCGGGCGAGCTGATCCCGTTCGACCACCTGCCTGACCTCTCGGCGCCGGTCACCGTCGTGACGGCGGATGATGCTGCCCTGGAGCCCGGCACCGACTACCTGCTCACGCCCTACGGCATCCAGATCACCACCGGCACCACCATCACCAACGCCGGCATCAAGGCCAGCTACACCAAGCTCAAGGCCGACGTGGTCGAGATGCTCACCACCTCCCAGGTCGAGCTGGAATGCTACTTCGCCGGCCTCAACGCCGCGCAGGGCGGCGCACCAACCCCGGCACGCCTACGCCGCTTCAAGGTGGGCCTGGTGCAGGAAATCCAGCTCAGCGGCACTGCCTACGCGGCCTACCAGGTTACTGGCGAGCTGCTGGCCGACCCGCTGGTGACGGCGAGCGATATGTCGCAGTTCTATTCGTTGGGGATGAAGGCGGCGGCGTAAAGCCCTGCCGATGACCGAGCCCGGCAGTAGCCGGGTTTCGGTGATGGCGTTGTGATGGTAGATTCCCGCGACAACTGGTCCGGGAGGGAACCCAATGCAATGTCCAAATTGTAATCACGAGGCACCGCAATCCGACTTTGGCGATGGGCTCCAATGCCCATCATGCGGTGCGTTCTATGCCAAGGCCCTAGCAGCAAAACAGCGTAGGGAGGCACAGCACGCCGAGCAAACGCCAGTCACCGCCGAACCGGCTCAGCCAACGCCGCCTCCGGTTAAAAAGAAGAGCGCCGGTTTCAAGCTCGCCGCTGATCATGTTGAGGTTGCTACGCGAGGGCTCAACGGTGCCCAGCCAGTGGTAGTGGTTGATGTGCAGATGCGGTTCTGGTCCATGGTCGTGTTTATGGTCAAGTGGTCGCTTGCGGCTATTCCTGCGCTGTTAATCCTGATGTTCATAGTGGCCGCGATCGTTTCGGTCGCGGGGGTGTGGTTCGCTACCCTCCTTAAATAGCGTCCCCTTTCTAAAAAACCTCGCCTCGGCGGGGTTTTTTATTGCCTGGAGAAAAGTTTATGGCCTTTGACCGGCTGATCCAGCTGACCCTGCGCGCGCGCAACTTTCTGAGCAGGGATGTGGAGCCGGCCAGCGATTCGATGCGTGAGCTGGCGGAGGAAGGGCGCCGGCTGAAAGCCTCGCTGGAGGAGGCCGGCCGCGCCCGTGGCCTGGCTCGCACCCTGCGCGACAACCAGCAGGCCACCGAAGGGCTGGAGCGCGTCCAGCGCGATGCACGTGCCACGCTGGACGATCTGACGCGCGAGATTGGTGACCACGCCCAGGCCACCGCAGGCCAGCGCATTGCCCTGCGCGAAGCACGGCGCACGCTGGATGAAGCCGAACGTGCTTATAAGCGCAACCAGCAAGCCATCAAGAACACCACCAGCGAGCTGAAAAAGCTGGGCGTGGACACTGACAACGCGGCGGCCGAAGAGCAGCGGCTGACCAACGAGCTGGCCGAGGGTAAGCAAGCGCTGGCCGACAACCGCGAGGCGCTCAAGCAGAAGCGCATCGAGGAGAAGAGGGCGGCGGACACGACGAAGCAGCACGCCGATCGCGTTGATGCTGCCCGCTCGGTGTTGAGCGATGGTGCCAAGCGTGTGCTGGCCTTCGCCGCTGCCTACATTTCCCTCAACGCTGCATTCAACCTGGTACGTGGCGGCCTGAACCTGTTGCGCGACGGCATCCGTGCCGTGATCGCCGATGGCAGCAGCAATGAGCAGGCGCTGGCTCAGTTGGAGTCGGCGCTGGCCTCGACCGGCAATGCCGCCGGGCTGACCGCGCAACAGCTGCTGGACATGGCTGACGAGTTCCGCGCCGCGTCCATGCTCACCACTGAGCAGATCTTGGCCGGGCAAACTCGCCTGCTGTCGTACACCGATATCGTCGCCAGTGAGTTTCCGGCTGCGATGCAGATCGTCATCGATCAGCAGCAGCGCCTGGGTATTAGCGTTGAGCAGTCGGCAGAGATTGTCGGACGGGCGTTGCAGTCGCCATCTGAGGCCATTGCAACGCTGGGGCGGCAGGGCTTCAAGTTCGAGGCCGGCCAGAAGAGCCTACTCAAGCAGCTGGAGGCCACCGGCCGCAAGGCTGAAGCCCAAGCCATCATCATGGACATGCTGACCGAGGCCTATGGCGGCGCGGCAGCAGCGGCGCGGATGAATACCTTCGCCGGGCTGTGGAAAACAGTGGCCGACCAGTTTGGTGACTTTGCAGGCCGCGTGGCTGGTTCAGGTGTCTTTGACTTCGTTAAAGGCAAGCTCGCGGAACTGGCTAGTAACCTTGATGCAATGGCCAACGACGGCCGCCTGGATCGGCTTGCACAGGCCCTGTCCGATGCGTTCGTGCAAGGTGCTGAGTGGGTCGAGGGTTTTATTCGCCAGCTTGCAGGTGTTGATTTCAAGCGGCTGACTGACGACAGCGCCGCCTGGCTGAGCAGCTTTGGTACACATCTCGACGATGCCTCGGCCCGGCTTAAACTGTTTGTGGCGCCGTTCCGCACGCTATTCAACGGGCTCACTGCGGGCCTGTCCGGGTTCGCGGCGCTCATCACCAGCAAGATGAGCGAGATCCTTGGTGCGGTTGGCAGGGTTGCGGAGTACCTGCCGAACATGCTCGGCGGCGAAAAGCTGCGTGCTGCGGTTGCCGACGCGCGCGGCGTGCTCGATGGGCTGACCGAGGGCTTCAGGAAACAGGTCGAGCAGGACGGCAAAGATATTGCCGCAGCCTGGAACACCACCACCGAAACGGTGAAAACCAAGGCCGCCGAGCAAACCGCTGCGGTCAAGCAAGAGGCCGACGACCAGTTCGAGCACATCGTCCAGCGCGTGACGGACATGAACAACGCGCTTGCACAAATCGATGTGGCCGAGGGTGCCGCCCAGCTCAAGCAGTTGGGCGAGGAGATGTACAAGGCCTACCAACGCGGCGACCTGAGCCAGCAGCAGTATGCATCTGGTACGGCCATGCTCCAGGCCAAGCTGCGTGATGTTGGCGGTGCGGCAGCCGGCATGGGTGCAGCTGTAGGCATCGCAGCGGACAACCTGAAAAGCCTGGCCGATGTGCAGCGTGCCATTGGCGATGCAAAAACCGACCGCGACATTACCGCGATCACAACTGCTCTGCGGCGGCTGTATGACAACGGGCAGATCGGTGCAGCCGAATACAACGCCGAGCTGGCCAAACTCAGCGCTCGCCAGAAGGAACTCAAGCAGGCGCTGGAAGGCAGCAAAAAAGCCCAGGACGAAAAGAACAAGTCCGACCGCGAGGCCATTGTCACCAGCGAAGAGCTGCGCCGCGAGAGTGGCAAACGCATGGAAGCCGAGCGCCGCGCTGGTGATCAGGCCATGCAGGATCGACGGCGTGGCAGCGAGGAAGCCCAGCGCGACATGGGCGCCATGGAGGATTTCTTCGGTGGCGTCATGACCCGCGCCCGCGAGCCCCTGGCGGCGATGAGCGATGCGGCGCTGGAGGCGTTCGACCGGCTCAATGGCCTGAGCACCGCCAATATCGAGATGGACACCAGCAGCCTGGACGCCACAACGGCCTCGCTGAGGCGTGCTGCTACTGCGATGGAGGATATGCAGGCCGCTGCAAACACGGTCGGCATGAGCGCCATTGGCAAATGGATGACGCAGACGCAGCTGCAAAGCCAGCAACTGCAGATCCAGTTTCTCGGCCAGAAGGCGCGCCTGCAGAGCCTGATGGAGAGTTACGAGAAGGGCAGCATCACGGTGCAGCAGTTCGTTAAGCGTGCCAGCGCGGCGCGGCAATCGATGGGCCTGCTCAACGACTCGGACCTGCGCACCCTGGAGGGTGCGATTCAGGCCGCGAAGGACCGCATGGAACAGATGGCCAACTCTACGCGGTCCACGCTGGAGGGCCTGCAGGACGAGCTGGACAACCTGCAGGGGCGTACCGAGGACATCGAGCGTCGTCGTTTTGCCAGCCGCCGGCGGGAGCTCGAGGCGCAGATGGCCGAGGCCAATGCCCAGGGAGACAGCCAAGCGGTGGCCAACGCCGCGCGGGCCCTTGGCATGCTTCGGCAGATTGAGTCCGAAACGGCGCAACAACGCCAGCGAGAAGAGCAGCAGAAGCGCATCGACGCCCAGCAACAGCCGCAAGGTGCTGCGCCTCAGCAGGCCCAGGCGCCTGGCAAGGTAATCCGCCTGGAGGTGCCGGGCCGGCAGGCTGTCGATGTGGCTGTGCGCAGTGAGGCCGACGAAACCAAGCTGCTCGGCATTCTCGAAAGTACCGGGCTGAGGAGTCTGTAATGGCATTGACTCTGGATAGCGTGGACCTGGCGGACGATCCCGACCTGGGCGGCGACCAGCTGCAATGGATTGATGAATGGGAATGGGACCCTGTCGAGCAGGAACAGGAGCGCAGCCTGAGCGGGGCGCTGATTATCCAGGAGGGCGTCAAGCTGTACGGGCGCCCGATCACCCTCAGCAGCAACGGCGGTGCCTGGTTCACCCTGGCCAAGGTGCGCGAGCTGGAGGCGCTGGCGGCAGCGGCGGGGCGGGTAATGTTGCTGACCCTGCCGACTGGCGCCAAGCATCACGTGACCTGGAACCGCGTCGCTGGCCCTGCTGTGCAGGCCGCGCCGCTGTTCCGCCGGGTAGCCCCGTCGCCCGACTGGCTGCACGAGCTGACCCTGCGGCTGATCACCGTGGCGCCGCAGCCCGACCCTGAACCCCAATCAGATCCCGAACCCTGACCAGCCCGCCCCGTGCGGGCTTTTTGTTGCCTGGAGATTCATGGCATGACGATCAACGTCACCGATGTGAAGCTGCTCAAGAGCCAGCGCCTGACCGATGAAGATGACGGCGGTGGCCGTGCCACCGGCAATGCCGTGGTATCCGGCGAGGTCAACAACGTATTCCCCGACATCAGCCGACTGGACCGCACCACCGGCCGGATCAACCTGCGCAAGCTGTATGGCGGGCCGATGACGCAGAACGCCGATGCCTACCTGGGCGCGCATGCCATCGTCACCAAGGCGCCGGCGGACCCGCGCGTGAGCGTGTTGCTGTTCAACACCGGCAGCCAGACCGATGAGCGCCGCGACGCCCGCAATGCCATCGAGAGCTACGTCGCGGCGGCCACGACTGCGCAGTTCGATCTGCTGGGTACCCAGCTGGCCGGGCAGCGTGCGATCGCTTGCGTGCAGCGCGAGGAACAGCGCGTGCCGGAGATCGGCGACGTGTATCAGTTGGTGACCGCCACTGCCGCGCAATACGTGCGCCTGACCGGTGTGGACGCCAGCCTGGAGCAATTCACCTACGACTACGGCAACGGCAACTTCGTCAACTTCACACGGCGCCGGCTCGACCTCTCGATCAGTGCGCCGCTGCTCAGCGAGTACCCGGGCGGCCAGGTCACACCGGCCGGCACCTCGGCCACCGCACTGGATGGCAAGGCCAAGGCGCGCGTGCTCAGCACCCAGGTGGCGGACGCGGCCCGTTACTACGGCATCAGCCCGCTGGCCGAGGCCATTGCGGCCGGCTCGCTCAACCTGCGCGTGCAGTCGGTGTACAGCCAGCTGGTGCCCAGCACCACCAAGGAATCGGCGCTGGTCGACGTGCTGGGCGGTTACCAGCGGCAGCTCTACCTGCCGGCCGGGCCGGCGCGCTCGGTGAACCTGACCGTTGCCGCCGGTGCGGTGGCGGGCGAGTCGCGCACCTTCCTGGGGACCGGCTGTGCGCCGGGAACGCTGAGCATCACCGCCAACGGTGGCACCTTCGCCGACGACAACAAGGGCGGCTTGCGCTTTGTGTCCGGTAGCAACTGGATCAGCTCGGGGCGTGTGGACTACCAGACTGGTGAGGTGACCCTGGTGCGCACCGGTACCAGCTGGGCCGGCTCGGCCACCGGCAGCTACAGCCCCGGTGCTGCGGCAACCGGCGATACCATCACCGGCGAGCTGGAGATCAGCCTGGGCAACCGTGGCTACGTGTACACGCTGAACCTGGCCGACGCCATTCCGCGTGCCGGCACGCTTTCCGTCAGCTACATGGCGCTGGGCAAGTGGTACGAACTGCGGGACATGGGCGACGGCCTGCTGACTGGCGAAGGCGCGGGCACCATCAGCCTGTCCACAGGCTCGGTGTCGCTCACCCTCAACGCATTGCCCGATGTCGGCAGCTCGCTGATCTACAGCTACGTCAGCTCGGCGGACAACGCCATCACCCAGCGGGCCGGTGGCAGCGTGGTGCCGAAGCTGGAAGTGCGGCATACCCTGCCAGGTGGCGGCGTGCTGCCGGGCTCGGTCACCGTGACCTTCACGGCGGGTACCGAACGCACCCTGACCGACAATGGGCAGGGCGTGCTCAGTGGCAGCGGCGGCACCGGCACCATCGCTTATGCGACGGGTGAGATCGTCATGGAGCTGGCTGCAACCCCGTCCGGCGGTGTTGCCTACAGTTACCAGCAGGGTGCGGTCGAGGGTGATGCGCTGGCCGTTTCCAGCGATGGCAGCGGCATGGCGACCTTCACCGTTCCCGGTGCGCCGCTCAAGCCCGGCTCCGTGCGCGTGGACTGGATGACCACCCGGCGGCAGGCTGCGCCGGCCATCAACTGGCAGGTGATCGAGAGCGGCAACGCACTGCCGATTTACGATGGCCAGCGCGACCTGGCCAACAGCGCGAACGACAACGGCAACGGTGGCTGGCAGGGTGGTCGCGCCGGCACCATCAACTACAGCACCGGCCAAGTGACCCTGCAGGTCGCGCAGCTGTACGACTACGTCGAATACACCTACAGCAACGCCCGCCGCCAAGGGCAGATGGGCGCTGTGACCGAGCCGGTGCTGATCACCACGCCGGTGCAGGTGCGCGAGCAGTTCGGCGGCACCTTGTCCGTCGCCGCTCAGGCAGCGGGCGTGACCACTGAGCCGCAGACCAGCAGCCAGGCCCAACCGCCGATCACCGTGGAGCTGCTGCCTGGCGTGGCCGAGGCCATCGTGCCGGGCTCGCTGCTGTTCAGCTGGAACGGCGCGTTGTACACCGACCGCAGCGGCATCCTGTACCGGGACGTAGCCAGCAACACCAACGGCGGCACCGCCGTGGGCAGTGTCGACTACGTATCAGGGTTTGCCACGCTGAACAGCTACGCCGGCAACGCCACGGGTCCGGTCGTGCTGCTGGCCTGCCTGACGGCCTCGGCCGGGTTCAGCGTCACCGGGGCGACGTTCCGCACGCCGGGCGCGCCCCTGCGCGAAGGCAGCATGCAGGTGACCGTGGTGCGCACGGATACCGCCGCGATCGTAACCGCCGCTTCGAACCTCAATGGCGAGTTCAGCAGCGGCATCGTGCACGGCACTGTCGATGCGGCCACGGGTATCGCCCGCCTGCGCTTCACCTCCAACCCGGCCGACGAGTCGGGGGCCAGCGACGTGCCGGTGATCCCGCTGCTGCTGCGTTACAACGCGGTGGTGCAGACTCGCCTGCCGCTCGATGCCGGGCTGTTGGGCCTCGATCCGGTACGGCTGCCGGCTGATGGGCGTGTGCCGATCTACCGCGACGGCGATGTGCTGGTGATTCATCACACCGCCGAGACGCTGGTGGCCTCGCCGGCGGCGGGCGGCACCCTGCAACTGGAGCGTGACCAGCAGGCCGAGATCGAGGTGGTCGATGGGACCGGTACCGTGCTGCGCGCCGAATCCTATTCGGTCGATCGCGCAAACGGCACCGTGACCTGGGCAAACCCGCTGGTGTTGCAGGACGCCGAAGGCAACCCGCTGGGCCTGCCCTTGATCGTGCGAGACAGGGTTGAGCATATGGCGATGGTGACCGAGGTGCAGATCACCGGCGAGCTGGGCATTAGTTCGCCGCTGCCCTGGGATCTGCCGGCAGGGGAGGCGCAAGTCTCCAGCGCCGTGGCATGGGGCGATCTGCAATCGCGCATTCACACCTGGTTCACCCAGCAGACCTGGAGCCAGGGCGCGCCCAATTGGACGGATGCGCCGCAAGGCAACACCACCACCGCGCAATACAACAGCCTGAGCTACCCGCCGATTATCACCAATGCCGGCGGCATCTCGGGCAAGTGGGCGCTGGTCTTCACCAGTGCCTCCGCGTTCAACGTGGTGGAAGAGCAGCTGGGCGTAATCAGCACCGGCAATACCTCGACCGACTGCGCCCCCATCAACGCGCTGACCGGCGAGCCGTATTTCACGATCCGGCGCGACGGCTGGGGGAGTGGCTGGGCCGCGGGCAATGCGGTGCGCTTCAACACCGACTCGGCGCTGGGGCCGATGTGGGCCATCCGTACCGTGATCAGCGGGCAGGGCACGGTCGATGATGACAAGTTCGAATTGTTGGTAAGGGGGGATGCGGACTGATGGCTACGGCATATCACAGGGATCAGCCGGGTGCGCCGGCGCTGACTTACGCCAGCGCGGCGACATCCCAAGCTCAGTACGATGCTTTCAAGGAGATCCTGAAGGCGGCCTTGGTGAGTGGTTATGGATCGATCCCAGCAGCCGGCTGGGAGTTGATCTACGAGGCGGATAATTCACTCATTCTGCGTACTGGCACCCATAGTGGGTATGTTTGTTTTCAGCGCGAAAGCACCATGTCAGTAGTGACGGTATGGCTTGCATCGACATACAGTGGGGTTGACTCCGCCGGGAAAATCATAGGCCTCGGAGTGCGTAGCGGAACTGCTGCTTCGAGTGCTATTCCTCAGCGATTTTCAGTGCGAGGGCTGGTGAGCTATCCGGCATCGACGTCATGGGCTTTGGTCGCGGACGCCGGAACTTTTGTGGTGTCCCTAAGTGCGGCGCCATCCTCCGCGCCGGTCGAGGTCACCGGATTGGCTGGCGCGGCGTACGAGGCATCCTGCACCATTTATTGTGGCGATGACTCCGCAGGGGACTTGATTTGCGTAGGAGGGACAAACACTACCAGTAACAATATTGCCACTGCCTATGCAAGGTTCAGTGGGGCTGGCTTCAGTTGCTTGAAATCCCCAGGGACAGGGTTGTTGGTGGGTGACAGTTCGATCGTTGTATTTGTCCCAGGCGCTGTTGACGGCACGCTTCCAGAATCTATGTATGCGTACCCTGACGGGGTGGTTCTACCTGAGGTCAATCTGTCGCCGCTCTATTGGTTGGCTGACTCCGCTGTCCGGCGGCTTCGGGGCTTGGCCGTGGACCCCGCCTTACTGATGGTTTACAACAGTCAGGCAGCCCAAGCGTTAGGAGGTCCGCCGCTTACCACCAGGTCCATGAACACACTGCTGGATCTGGGTGACGGGCACGCCTACTTCGTTGGCCGCTCTTACGGGCGCTACGCTATTACAGCGCTGCTGACGACCAACCCGGAGTTTTGGTGATGCCGTCACTCCTAGCATACCGGTTGCCAGTGCCTGGCTACGCTCCGCCTCCCAGCATCACCATCCGCTTCCGGATACTGCGTGAAGGGGAAATAACCACAGCAGCCAAATTCCTATGTCTTTATCGAGGGCATGAAGCCCTGAGCCAGCTGCAGTTGGTTTTTTGGGCAGAACCGGGCGAAGGCGAGTTCACTCAGGCGTGCACGGTAGATCTCGCCACGTTCTTGGCGCAGGGTGAATGGCTGGCAATGGGGATCGATGACGCTCTGCCACGGCGAATACGTACCGCGTATCTTTCCCTGACTGTGTCAGGTCTTTACACCTTCAACATCACCTCGGGCGAGGGCGGGGGCCAGCAGGGCGACCCCGGCCAAGTGTCGGGCCTCGTCCGCGTCGAGCGGTTGCCGGCGAACCGCGAGATCGTGCTGGTCGAGCGGCCTGCAGACGGTGAGTGGCGCTTGGCGGGCTACGGCCCGACGCCGAGTGGCAGCGGTGACATCGATGTGCGGGTGGTGGGCGGGGATGTCTATGCCATTGGGGTGGATGACTACGGCGTGGCGTTCGTGCCGGATCTCGCGGTTCAGGTCGGCCAGCGCATTCGCCCGACACAGTACGCGGGCTGGGTGTATGAGATCACCGAGGCCGGGCAGTTGCCTGCTGTCGAGCCGGCGTGGTGGGCGGCGCAGGGCGAGAACCCCTCGCAGCCGCTCGGCTCGGCCCGGGCGATTGCTCGGCGCTACTTCCAACCCATCGCCCATGGCCCAGTACCTGTCGAGGTGATCTGATGCTGAGCGTATCCATCCGCAGCGGCTGGCGTCGCGCCGTGCGTGCGGACCGCCGCGCTGCTGCCTTGCCCTGGGATGCCCTGCAGTCACTTGACCGGGCTGGCTCGGTACGCTGGAGAATTGCTGGCCCGGCCGACAGCCGGACAGCGACCGCACCTTGGAGCCGGGTATCGACACGGGATGTCGGGACAGTGGGGGCATGGCAACCGGCAGGCCCGCAGGATCGTCCGGCCGATGCGATGCCCTGGGCCAGCGTGCCGGTGAAGGATGCCTGGCTGTCGTCGGGCTGGAATCACAGCATTCGCGCGGTGGATGTGCGCCTACGGCTGATCTACAACCCCAAGCCGGCCCGCAAGGATGCGACCGTTGCGGCTGGCCATCGGCGCGTCAATGAGTTCGGCCCGCGCTACAACGCCGCGACCGCCCTGCAGGACAGCCTCTACGTGCCTGGCAGCGGGGCGCTGGTGTTCGAGTTCGGCGGCCGGCCGTACTTCCCCAGCACGTCGCCCAGCGTCTTCTTCGACTTCCGCTACATGCCGGCGACGCCTGCGATTCAACCGACCGACATGCGGCCGGCGAAGGTGCGCTGGCAATCGGCGCGGCGCCTGAGCCTGAGCAGCACGTTGCCCTGGGGCAGGGCGCGGCAGGTCGACGGCGTGCTGACTGACATGCCCTATGTCGATTACCCCGGCCCGGTGAAGCCGTTGCCCGATCCGCCACCCGACCCCGAGATTCTGGATACCTACATGATCGCCAACACCGTCAACCTGGTGGTGCTGCCCAGTCGCACGCCGATCGAGGCGAAGAACGTGCGGGTAGCGTTGGATGCTGACTCGTTCAGCTGGAGCTTCAGCGCCGACATCTTCACCCAGGCCGCCCTCGATCTGGTGCGCCCTGATGCCGACGGCGCCAAGACGGTCGAGCTGGATATCAACGGCTGGAAATGGGTGCTGCTGGTCGAGCGCTACAGTCGGCAGCTGCGTTTCCCTGCGGAGGCCTACAGCATCAACGGGGCAACCCGTCCGCAGCTACTGGCCGCGCCCTATGCGCCGTTGCGCACCAGCCTGAACAACGCACCCATCAACGCCGCCCAGGCGGCCGAGGCCGAGTTGCTGAACACAGGGTTCACCCTGGCTTGGCAGGCGGCCGACTGGACACTCCCGGCCGGTGCCTTCAGCTACCAGAGCCAGACCGCCATGCAGGTGATTGCACGGCTCGCCGAAACGGTGGGTGGGGTGGTGCGCCCCGCGCGGGATGCGGATACGCTGGAGGTGGTGCCACGTTACCCGGCGCCGCCATGGGCGTGGGAGGATGTCGACACGCCGATCAGCCGCATCATTCCGCCAGCGATGATGACCGAGCTTGGCGGCGAGTGGACACCACAGCCGGCCTGGAACGCCTGTTACACCTCAGGCACGTCGCACGGCGTGAGCATGCTCGTCCGCCGCGCGGGTACCGCTGGCGACAATCCGACGCCGGACGTGTTCGAGGACTGGCTGACCGACCAGCCGGCCAACCAGGCGCGCGGCATTCACGAGCTCAGCAAGGGCGGCAACATCGAGATCGTCAGCTTCACCATCCCGCTGTTCCCGGTCAACGATGACCACGGCGTCGGCCTGGTGCTGCCGGCGCAGCTTTGCCGCGTGCCGGAGTCTTCCGGCGCCTGGGTGGGGTTGTGCCTGGCGGTGGATATCAGCGCCGAGGGTACCGGCGCGGTGCGGGTGAAACAGCAGATCAAACTGGAGCGCCACCACTGATGGCCACGACGAACCCCTGGAAGCGCTTCATCGGCCTGCTGCCCGGCGGTGTGCGCACGGTCGCAACGGTGCGCAGCATCGATACCATCTCAGGCCTCAGTGAGGTGGAACTGCGCACCGGTACTCGCATCACCGTGCGCGGCATCGACGTGCCGGTAAGCAGCAAGGCCTACATCGCGGACGGCACGATCACCGGCCCGGCGCCGGAGCTGCCGCATTTTGATGTGGATGTGTGATCAGACTGTGCGTTGCTGCCGGTCGTTTGCCGGCGCCTGCGGCAGTATGCGACCACCATCACCCGCAAAGGACTGCGACATGCGAACGAAAATAACCCGCTTGGTAGGCCTATTCGTCTTCGGACTGATCTGCACCTTGGGCGGTGCCTACCTCGGCATCAACCAGGCCTACGACAGGCTTGATGCTGAGTTGCCGGCGATCATCGAATCAGCTGGGTGCACTCCTCATAGCTGATTGCTTTGCCACATCGACCCAAGCCCGCCACTGAGCGGGCTTCTTTTTGCCAGGAGATTGACGATGCAGACCTCACAACGAGGCATCGACCTCATCAAGCGCTTCGAGGGGCTGCGGCTGACCGCATACCCAGACCCCGCAACCGGTGGCGATCCCTGGACGATCGGCTACGGCACCACGCGCGGCGTTCGCCCTGGCATGTCTATCACATCGGCCCGCGCCGAAGAGTTGCTGCGCGCCGATCTGGAGCGATTCGAGGCGGCCATCGGGCGGCTGGTTACAGCGCGGCTCTGCCAGCACCAACTGGATGCGCTGGTCAGCCTGACCTACAACATTGGCGAAGGCGCGCTGCGTGACTCCACGCTGCTGCGGATGCTCAACGCCGGAGACTATGCCGGTGCAGCGCTGCAGTTCGAACGATGGGTGAATGCCGCTGGAAAGGTCATGCCCGGTCTGGTGAAGCGCCGAGCTGCTGAGAGAGCCCTGTTCGAGGATGCACAATGACCTGGCTACGCCTGCTGCCTTCCTGGCTCTGGTGGCTCGGCGCCGTGCTGGTGGTAGCCGGGGCGCAGCAGTGGCGGGTGGATGGGCTTCAGGATGAGCTGAAGACCGAGCGCGCGGCGTCGACAGATACCTTCGGGAAGCTCTCGGCCTGCCGGGAGACGCGGGGCAACCTGCTGGTGCAGGTAAGCGAGCAGAACGCCGCGCTCGCCGATCTGCGCGCTCTGGCCGATCAGCGGCAGGAGAGGGCGAAGCAAGCCCAAGCCGGCGCGCGCGATGAAGCACAGCAGGATTACCAGGCCGCGAATCGACTGCAGCAGGAAAGGACCGGTGGCGATGCATGCACTGCTGCTGAGTCGGTCATCGATACGGAGTTGGGGCTATGAAGCGGGTATTGATGGCGGGAATGGTCGTTGCGCTGGCGGGATGCGCTAGTCAGGCCGTTGGGCCTGAGCCTCGCATTGTGCGCGTGGAGGTGCCGGTGGTGGTTCCGTGCCGGACTGACGAGGTGGCGGTGCCGCCGTGGGCTGCTGCAGGGCTACGGAAGGGCGACAGTCTGGAGCTGAAGGTCAGGGTGCTGCTGGCGGAACGGCGCCAGAGGATCGGTTACGAGCGCGAACTTCTGGCGGCGAATGAGGCGTGTCGGTAGCGATGGTTCCACCCTGTTCGCATCACAGGCTCATTAGCGGCAGGGCTGAACCTGACTTGGGGTCGGTTTCGGACAGGATGTAGACGGCGAACCCTTGGTGGAGATCATGATACCCAGTTCAAAGCCGCGAGGAATGCTTCCCGATATTTGGCAAGCGCACCAAGCAGCGCAGCGATGAATATGAGGGACGTAATCAGTGGGTGATTTCTCACAGCCTCTATGAGAGCGACCGGGTGGACGCCCGTTCTGTCCATCCACGAGGATTTAGTCTTCAAGGTTTTTTGATGCGCACGGTCGAAGAAGTTCGCAAACATATCGAGCTTTCTAAGAGTTGAACGGTGCATCTTGAGGTAGTCCCCGGCAACGAAGGCATCTGCTTCTTCTTTGCCGGTAAGCGCGTCCTCGTCGGTCACTCTGTTAAGTTCGGCGAGGCTCATAATTCGCCCCTTCCTGCCTTTGCTGTCTTTGTGAGGGGCGTAGTTACGACCGTATAAGCTGATTAACTCCCGGGCGAGGTCGACCTTGCGGTCGTCCTGCAGTTCGAAAGGAGTTCCGCCCAGCACACGATAACGATGCTCCAAAGCATAGAAGCCATAGTTCTCATCTCGCATATTCCAATGGAGAAAGCGGCAGTCAGCGTTCCCCCGAAGAAAAGCGAAGTAACCTTCCAGCATCTGGCTTTCGCACCGGTCCAGATTCCCCTGGATATCATCCAGCAGGCCCAGCAGCTCGGCTGATTTGTGCAGCGACCAAGATTTGGTCTGCGCTGACTTCAGATTTCGAATTGCAATGGAGGTAACCCGAAGGGACGACCCAGTGGCATTCTCATAGAATGACTCGCAGGAGTAGTGCACGACATAGACTCGATTCGCATCCTTGAACAGGCCATCGATCAAGCCCCTGCTTTCTGCCCTCTGGCGAATTCTGTCCAGTTCCGACCCCATCGCTCGCCCCCCAAAACCGCTTCGGTGTTCCGTGAATCGACCAAGCTTCGCATCAAATATTGATGCGGCCTAATCACACTCATTCGACTGCGGCAGGCCTATAAAATAACGTATGAACGTCGGGTCTCGTCGCCTGAAATGTGGGCCAGGCTGCACATTGCCAGTTTCTAGTTCATAGTCATCTAGATACACGGTCATGACTTCGCGCGAGCGGAGAAATACCCCTGCCAAGATGACGTCATGGCGACCGATTCTCGCGATAACACCGTTCAGATTGTAAAACGCAGGGTCAAGATACCGTTGACGCCTCTGAAATTGGCCCGCCATTCGCCTCGCTTCCTTAATACAGGAGTTTCGAATAGTTGGCAGGGCTATAGGCTGGACTGGCGGTGGCGTTTCTTCGATTTCCTGCTCAAAACGCACACGATAGCGATTCCTCAACACCGCCAAAGCCAGACTGTAAGTCTGTGTCGCGTCGGAAAGTGCCTCATCTGGAGCGATGCCATTTCGGCGATCAAAACGAAGTTGGTCGAGCGCTTCCTGTATTAGCCTCTCATCCATGAGGTATCTCCGCAGTGGCTGGCTAGGAACAATAGTATCCGAGTTGGCGGCAGCGAAAATCAACGCCACGGAGTGTAATGAGCGATACATGCACTCTTTCAGCTAGGGAAGGTCTGAAAAAGACTTCCCGAATCTGGTGAAATACGCCGATCCCGCCAGCCGAGTTTTTCCATGAAGCAGATGACCTTCGCCGACGCCGAGTACGCCGGCAAGCGCAAGCAGACCCGTAAGGAATTGTTCCTGATCGAGATGGATCAGGTGGTGCCGTGGAAGGGGTTGATTGCCCTGATCGAGCCACACTACCCAAAGGGTGAAGGTGGTCGTCCAGCCTATCCGCTGATGGCCATGTTACGTATCCATCTGATGCAGAACTGGTTCGGCTACAGCGACCCGGCCATGGAAGAAGCGCTCTACGAGACGACCATCCTGCGTCAGTTCGCCGGGCTGAGCCTGGAGCGCATTCCCGACGAAACCACCATCCTCAACTTCCGTCGCTTGCTGGAGAAACATGAGCTGGCAGCCGGCATCCTCGGCGTAATCAATGGCTACCTGGGGGATCGCGGCCTGTCGCTGCGCCAGGGCACTATCGTCGATGCCACACTGATCCACGCGCCCAGCTCGACCAAGAACCAGGACGGCAAGCGCGACCCGGAAATGCACCAGAGCAAGAAAGGGAACCAGTATTACTTTGGCATGAAGGCGCACATCGGCGTGGATGATGAGTCGGGGCTGGTACACAGCGTGGTAGGCACGGCAGCCAACGTGGCGGATATCACCCAGGTCGACAAACTGCTGCACGGTGACGAGAACGTCGTCTGCGCCGATGCCGGCTACACCGGCGTCGAAAAGCGCCCCGAACATGCTGGCCGCGAAGTGATCTGGCAGGTCGCAGCACGCCGCAGCACCTACAAGAAGCTCGATAAACGCAGCGCCCTGTACAAAGCCAAGCGCAAGATCGAGAAGGCCAAGGCACAAGTGCGAGCGAAGGTCGAGCACCCGTTTCGAGTGATCAAGCGCCAGTTCGGTTACGTGAAGGTGCGCTTCCGTGGCCTGGCCAAGAACACCGCTCAGCTGGTGACGCTGTTCGCGCTGTCGAACCTATGGATGGCGCGCCGACATTTGCTGACTACCGCAGGAAAGGTGCACCTGTAATGCGGAAAATGGCTGCTGCGAGGTGCTCGCGGCGGCCAAAAACGGAGAACTGAGCGGGTTACCTGGTCGATTTTGATCGACGGCCCGCTTTCAAAAGCAGCGAGGGCTGAAGTCGACCGGAAATACAGGGTTACTTCAGACCTTCCTTAGGGTAGGCATGATCATGGAGTACGAGCCAACAGCCAATGCCGTTCGCACCCTCTGGGAACGATTCGGTCGCATCGATGTTGCCTGGCACATCAACCCCAACGGAAATCCCACTAGGAGCGCCATCGATGCCGGGCGAAGCCTTGGATGCGAGGTAATGACGTGGGACGAACTGAAGGCTCTGCTGCGAAGCCGTTGATGACGGCATGTGAAGTCGCGAAACACCTGCTCCAAACCTGCCAATCACTGCGGGACTTCGAGTCCTTCATGTTTGGCTCATCGCTGTTGGGTGTAGGCAGCGATTTTGACATCTTGATCGTTGGCCCGGCCGGCGACCCGCTGTGCCGGCTGAAGGCAGAGTTGAGGCATGCAGGCCAGGAGTTACCGCTCGATGTACTGTTTATGCTGCCGGCAGAGGTCGAGGAGACGGGATTTGTTTCGAGCGAGGGGTGCATTAGCCTTTCGCAACTGGCCGAGTCCAACTGACTGAATCGCCCCAGGTAGTCTAGACACATTCGGAGTGTCTGCTCCTGGCCGATTCTGTTGAAAAAGTCCCACCGCGATTTTTGCCCATGAAAGAGCGTTAGCGACGTTGAAATCTGGTTCGCCAGAAAACTGAGCTGTATTAGTTTTTACGTAGCAGCGCCGGAATCGAGCAATTTTTGAGCTGCCGAAAAGCAGCTCTCTCAAAAACCGACTTTTTCAACAGAATCGGCCGATGTCCGCCGTTCGTCATCGGCCGCATGGGTCGGTCGAGAGCTACCCCGCGACTCTGCAAGCTTCAACACGCCCATCTCCCTACTTACGCCCCAGCACGTTTGCCCTCTCAAAAGCCTCGCGCTAGACTGACCTGGTCGCGGTAAATGCCGCGGCCGGGTGTAGCAACCTGAGAAAACCAAGGGCGCAGTTGCGCCGTAGCGCACAGTCGGTACTTGTACCGCGCTGTAGCGACGCTATGGCGGACCGTGCGGGGCAGGCTTCGGCCTGGCCGGTTCCCTTGGTTTCCGGTTTGCTACCCCCGTGCGGTCCGCCACCCATAACCGCGTAGCAACGGCGGGTGACGGCTCCTTAACCAAACCAAGGAGCACCAAAATGCGCTATTCCCTTTTTACGCCCGCGCCCCGCCTCGTCGTTTTATCTACTATTGGCTGTTGTGCCACTTCGCGTCGCGAGGTGCGCCATGACTAAGCAGCCTTCCAATCTCCTGCCCTTTCCTTCTACTGCCCGTTCGGGCTATTCGGCAGCCGTTTCGTTGCCTGGTCCACTAGCCGACGCAGAAATGCGCGCCGAGATGATCCGGGGGCTGCTCTGCCAGCTTACCGACAACGGGGGCGCTCAGACCCTCGATCTGCGTGCTCACTTACTGAGCTATGCAGCTCAGGAACTGCTCGACGAGATGGTCGTGCTGTATCGCCGCGCACTTGGGGCGAGTGCGGCGCACGGCTGATTGCTCTGGGCCGCCCGCTGCGGCGGCCAATTCTTTCTTTCGCTGGCATTGTCAACACAGAAAGCCAGTCCCCATGCCAAGCACATTGGTATACGCCGCCACGAAACACCCATGATTATCGCCGAGTTCGGCAATCCAAGTTCTTTTCGCTACTAACGAAACTGCCATAAAATATGGCTGTACCATCCTTTAAAACGAGACGCTCGTGACCCTGACTGATGCGACCATCGCACTTCTTCTTACCGCCAAGCTCCACGGCACGAATGCGGCAGTAAAGGCCACTGCCAAGCGTTGCTCCCAAGCTCTCCCCCGCAGCAAACGCGACCTCATGTTTACCGTGATGAACAGTCGCGAGCCCCTGAAGCTCGTCGGGCACATCGCTCACAACTTGGACCAATAGCGTCTTCGGTAGCAGTCGGCTGATCCGAGGTCTCGATTCAACTCTCCGTGGCGGAACACCACGCACGGTTACGACAACGTTCGAAATATATGAGGGGCCGACCGCCCGACGGCCCCTCCGGGTGGGCTTCAGGCTTTCAACTGGCGCAGGCCATCGGCCAGAAGCCACAGGGCACGGTTCAGGCGTAGGTCCTGGTCGATGCCCTGCACGGGGCGGGTACGCTGACGGCGTCCGCTATTGCTGCGCCCGACCAGACCGCCACGAATGAGGTTTTCCTGGGTTCGGTTGAACACGCTCCAGAGGTCGGCTCGGTTGTCGTCGAGACGGCGCGGGGCCAGCACCTGCCGTTCGGTGATCGGCGCCGGCTTGGCGTGATCGTCATACTTGAGAGCCAGCGCGGCACGGGCGAAGACTTCGGCCTCGCCGCCATCCAGGGTGACAGCGCGCATGGCCTCGCGCGACACCTGCGCCTGCTCGAAACCGTGCAGTACTTGGTAAGCGCCCTCGATCACCTGGGCGGCCACGTCGCCTTTATGCGGCACGCGCGCGTCCGCTACGGTGTCGCCGCAGACTAGGCCGTTCTGGCAGACGAAACGGAACATGCCGGCCAGCATCTGGTAGCTGCTGGTGCCGTCGTGCGAATTCAGCAGGATGATTTCATTGGCCTCGCCTCGGGCATCAATCTGGCTGGCATGACGCAGGCGGAGCATGTGCTTGGTGAAGTCGCGCCGGTCGTCCCGGCGCACCCGGGTCTGACACACCATGAAGGGCTCGAAGCCCTCGCCGCGCAGCTCCTGCAACAGGGTCGCGGTCGGGATGTAGCTGTAGCGCTCGGAGCGGCTTTCGTGCGGAGCCTCGGCGAAGATGGACGGGGCCACATTGCGAATCTGCTCATCCGACAAGGGGGATTCCGAGCGCAGCACCGGGGAGCGGTACGAGAAGTTGGAAGCAAGTTGCATGGTCGTTCTCCTGACAAGGTTTGCTGTTCAACCCCCACCGGATTCCTAGATTCGGAGCCCGCTTTCGGCTCTTCCGGTGGGGTCGGCACGAACACCTGGGCTGGCCTCGTTGCCACCGTCTTTCCTGAGTTCATCGCCCGCGACGGTCAGGAGCACGCGGACGGGTGCCGTCAAGGAAGCAAGCGCCGGGAGGGTGCGGCCCGCAGGCGCAGCCGAGGACACGGCCCGGCGCGCCTTGAAGGCGCGAGGCCGCGCGCTACAGTCGCGACAAGGTGATGAAGTCAGGGAAAGACGGATCGACAGGCAATGGCCGCAGCATGGGCAACGGCCTTCGCAAGCGCAGCGCGCAGGCCCGGAGCAGCCGGGCCGAAGGCATTAGCCGAGCACAGCGAGGGAACGATGGAAGCCCAAAGGGCGAGACTTGCGCAGCGAGGCTCGATGCGCAGCACGACAGCGCGCCCGGCCATAGGCGGGGATGCCCAAACAGCTGAAGTACCTCAGAGCCGGTCAAGCAATGTGGTTTGGGGTACCGACACACCCAGCAAGGTCAAATAGGCTGAAGCGACTTCAACATAAAGGATGACACATGCCTACAGCGCAGACCACCACCCCGCAGCAAGTCTGCGAAAACATCCTGATCGGCGAAAAGCGCTACAACACCGACCCGCGCCGCGTCTACAGGAACGCGGCCTTCGCGAACCGACTTCTTCAAGGCATTGTTTGCTGCCGTTGAGGAAAACAGCGCACAGAGCGGGGGACCTCTGCCCGACGATTTTCGGCTCAGCGATGGTGTGCTCGCCTCGTTGGCGAATTGCGCGCTGGACTTGGGGCCGGATGAGCTTGCGGACAGCACCTACGTAAAACGACTTCGCCAACGCCTCCGCGACAAGTGATGTGTGCCGGCCGCCTTGAGTGGCGCAGCACAAAGATGGCCGAAGCCCCCTGCAAAGCAGGAAGAGGCATTACGGGCACGCAGCTACCCCAAAAGTTCTCACGGACGCAATCAACAACATTTAGAGTCGTACCAGCTATGCAGGCAATACACATATCCGCCCAGGCCCCGCCGGATGTGGCAGCCACAACGATCTGTAGCCAGGCGGGTCAGATGCCGCGCTCACGCACTCTTAAGCAGGCTGTGTAAAACGTTTTGCATGGGATACCCTATCACCACGAATCAACGATGAAGCTGCGAACTGAACGATGGGTTTTGAACTACTAGCAGAGCTACGAGACCGCCTACGAGCTGAAAAGGTGCAGGAAAAGGCTGATGCTACGCAGCAGCGTATGCAGAAGCCTTCTCGGAAGACAGAGCCTCGCGAGCAAGATCCTGCGGTGGAAGCGATCTGGCGGTTGCAGAAGCGTTTTCCATTGGCTTTCCCGGTCAGTCCGGCCCCCAAGGTACCCCTAAAGGAAGGGATTCTCCAAGATGCTGAGCAACACCTGGATCTGCTCGGAATAACCAAGGAACAGCTCAAACAAGGCATCGCTATCTGGTGCCGAGGAAGTCGCTACTGGGCATGCATGACGGAGAATGCGCCACGCATGGACCTGAATGGTCAGGCGGTTGGCGTGGTGACGGCGAACCAGGCGCTGCACGCGAAGCAGCAAGCTAAGCGGCAGCGCGGCCAAGCACGACGTAGTCAAAAAAAGCCAAAAGAGCGTATGCGGGATAAGGCCGCCGATTCCGCTGTGGAACGGGTAGCGGATGAAAAACAAGTGGACTCCATGCCGCCCGCATTCGACGGCGCAGCAAAAAAGGGGGCCGAAGCCCCCTGCGGCTAGAGCAAGCCCTGCTCTGCGAACGAAACCGTTGCCTCGCCGCCCACTATGATGTGATCCAGCGTGCGTACATCCACCAGCGCCAGCGCCTCCTTGAGGCGCTGGGTCAGCACCTTGTCCGCCTGGCTTGGCTCTGGATTTCCGCTCGGATGGTTATGCGAGAAGATCACCGCCGCAGCGTTAATCCGCAACGCCTCCTTCACCACTTCGCGCGGATACACCGAAGCCTGATCGATGGTGCCGCGGAACAACTCAACGTACTCAAGCAACCGATGTTTGCTGTCCATGAACAGCGCTGCGAACACCTCGTGCTCGAAACCGACCAGCTTGGTACTCAGGTAATCTTTGACCACTTCCGGTGCGTCAAACAGCGCCCCGCGCTGGTACTTCTGATCAATCGCCTGACGCGCCACGCTCAGGATCTGATCTACAGATGCCGGCAGGTAGCGCCCCTGTGCGTCACGCACCAGCAGCATGGCATCGAACGAGGAAAAGGAAAGTTGCGACATAGTCGTGCTCCGGTTGCTCGGGCGGAATTGCCCGGAACCGGCACCAGCACGGCGCAGCGCAGCAGTCAGGGGTCGACGACGGCCGCCAGGACGCCAGCGTGCACACACGCGCAGCCCTTGACGGCGAGAACGCCGTGATACGGTGAAGAGAACAGCAAGACCGCCCCACTCCATCCATGCCACGGATCGGCAAGCGGAGCGCGCAGGCCACAAGGGCCGGAGGCATCAGGGATCAAAGCCGAATGGCCGCGACTCGGCACGAGGCGCGGGGCGTAGCCCGCGAGCCCGACGGCGGAACGCCGAGGCACACTAGCGCATAGCGAACACACGAATTTGCAACTTCAATTCAAAAAGAATGAAGTGATAAAACTCAGCGGCGAAAGATGAACAGTCGCCCATTGAAGGTTTCTCATAAGCACAAGCAGCACGAAGATATTGATCCGTTATAGGGCCGCTGCTAGGATCGGGTCTGGTTCTGGTATCCCCCTTGCTGCCTCGAGGAAAACCAGCTCAAATCGAAGCCCATATTTTTCCCCTTGTGGCCCGCCCGGCAAGCAGCATGCTCAGCAAAGCGAAAGCTTTAACGGCTGCATTTTGTCGAGGAAATTTGTGATGTTCGATTTCGAATGTGAAGCTAACGCGGTTCGAGCCATGGAGCTGGACAGCGTGCCCGACGACCTTTTCCCGCTGTCGTCAGCTGGAGCTCAAAGCAAAGCACCTGGGTTACCAAAACTGGAACCATCTGCTCGACACTTTGAAGAACGAGCCCGCCAAAGATCGCCTTCAAAAAAGCACAATGCGCCTGATGCAACGGATTTGCCAAATGCGCTTGCCGCTCCGCAACAAAGCTTACGTTCAACTGACTGTCCTGCCTGGTGGCGGAGTTGGCCATTACAGCTACTGGATAGGCTGGGACAAGAAAGGCAATGAGGTTCGCGTACCTCGCCCAATTGACGGCAGGGAGCAGGCGCGAAAACTCCGCAAGCTCCAGCCCTCACCAGTTTTTGCTATTGAAACAGAAAGAGAGTTTATAGCTTGGAATCACTTGTGGTTTTCGACCGCAATAGTGCCACCAGACTTAGCCAGAGAATTTTTCCCGGCGTTGTTCAACAAGAAGCACCTTGTGGCGAAAAATCCACCCATTGATCTCATCAAAGCAAAGTACGAGGCGATGGGTGACATCTATGCTAATAACCTCGAAGAAAACTAAATACAGCTTCAGCGGCTCTCTCGGAGCCGCTGAAGCAGCTCATTGAATCGTCCAATAGCGGCCCTCGGTTGCAGGCGCGCGGTACGCGACTCGACCCGAAGGAGCCCTCAAGTAGCGATACCGTCGAATCGCACCTACCATGACGCGCTAGAATCAGTAGATTGGTTTCCGCTAGACAAGGAGGGTCGAAGTGCATCTTGTGCGTGTTCGCGTCCGGAACTTCAGAGGCATCGCCTACGGTGAGGTCCACCTCAATGGACACACTGCTTTTATCGGTGACAACAACGCCGGCAAGTCCACATTGCTGGAAGCGGTGGACTTGGTACTTGGCCCAGAGCGCCTGAGTCGTCGCCCTGTAATCGATGAGCACGATTTCTATGCCGGTACGTACGTAGACCCGGCCAAGAACGAGGTCGTCCCGATCCAGGTCGAGGTTATTATCGCGGGACTCTCTGATGAGCAACTGCGGCATTTCCGGAACCATATCGAGTGGTGGGATACACAGACCAAATCATTGCTTGTAGGGGCACCCCCGGAGGGAACAGACGCGCCCCATGTCGGAGCGGCAATACGCGTCTTCTTCAACGGTTGGTATGACGTAGATGAGGACGACTTCGCTGGGGATACCTATTACGCCACTCCCGAAATGCCGGATGGCTCCTACCCCCGGTTCTCTGCGCCCGACAAACGAAAATGCGGTTTTCTTTATCTGCGCACGCTGCGGACCGGAGCTCGCGCACTGAGCCTGGAGCGGGGCTCTTTGTTGGACGTGATCCTTCGGCTGAAGGGAACACGACTGACTATGTGGGAGGATTTGCTCGACCAGCTGAGGGCACTGCCAGTTGGAGAGACCGAGGACATCGGCGAGTTGCTTGTCGCAGTCCAAGATGCAGTACGGCACTACGTACCATCCGACTGGGCAGAGCAACCCCACATGCGGGTTTCTGACCTCACTCGCGACATGCTCCGTCGAACCCTGACTGTCTTCATGGGTACTGGAGCGAAAAGGCCGGACGGCTCAGTCTATTCCGCCCCATATCAGCACCAAGGGACTGGCACGATTAACACGCTGGTATTGGCTCTGCTTTCGATCATCGCCGAACTCAAGCAAAGCGTGATCTTCGCGATGGAAGAGCCAGAGATCGCGCTTCCGCCGCACACCCAGAAACGAATCATCAATTCGCTGCGCCAGAAGTCGGCACAGGCCATCTTCACCTCCCACTCACCCTACGTGCTGGAGGAGTTCGAGCCTGCCCAGGTGGTGGTTCTCAAGCGCACGGCAGGTGTTATGACCGGGGTCCCTGCTACATATCCGCCAGCAGTCAAACCCAAGGCCTATCGCACAGAATTCAAAGCACGGTTCTGCGAAGCCCTGCTGGCACGCTACGTACTTGTACTTGAGGGCCGTACGGAGTTTGACGCATTGCCTGCCGCTGCCCGCCGGCTCGCCGAGCTGGATCCCACGCGATTCAAATCGCTCGAAAACCTAGGTGTGGCTATCGTCGACGCCCGCGGCGAGACCAATGTCGCGCCACTGGGTGCATTCTTCCGCTCACTCGGCAAGGTCGTCTTCGCCGTATTTGACAAGCAAACGCCGGAGGCGCTCGCAACCATCACTGCCTCGGTCGATCATGCCTATGAGTCTGCGACTAAGGGCTTTGAAAACCTTGTCTTGTATGGCGCGTCTGAGGTGGCACTCCGCAGCTATGCTGCTGTTGTGGTTGTTGGCGGTGATTGGCCGCAGCATCTCGCGGCATACACACCAACACCCGCAACACCGCTGGCCAATCTGCAGGTAGCTCTGTCGCACTATTTTGGCTGGGCCAAAGGCGGTGGCGACGCCGGCGACTTGCTCGCCTCCTGTCCAACCGCCAATGACATGCCCGAATACGTGAGAACCACGCTGGCAGCCATCAAGAACGTCATTGAGCCACCTCAGCCGCCTCCATTACCTCCCCAGCTAGCCGGCGTGCCCCCTCTCCCAGAGGCTGCAGCCAAGCCACCGCCATTAGCAGCAGCCTATGGGAAGTTCCAACCGTCCCCGCCCCTGCCTCTGGCATGACGGAAGTGTGGAGCGATCAGAAGCGCGGCTTCCTGGCGTGCGCTGGGCACACCTTGGCGCTAGGTGGTCCTGGTGCAGGCAAAACACACGTCGCGCTGGTCAAAGCTCGTGATGAGATTCGCTCAGGGGTACTCAAACCAGGCCAGAAGATCCTCTTCTTGAGCTTCGCCAGGCCTACCGTAGCGCGCATCATCGAAAAGGCTTCTGAGCTGATTTCTCGCGAGGACCTGAAGCAACTTGAGGTCAGCACGTACCACGGCTTTGCTTGGAGCATTCTCCGAAGCCACGCCTATCTGTTGAATAGCAGGCCAAGCTTGCAGCTTCTGCCACCACCCGAAGCAGCAGCGCATTTGGCAGATATCGATAAGGCCCAGCACGAAAATGAGAAGCGACGCCTATTCGAGCACGAGGGCCGCCTGCATTTCGACTTGTTCGCAAGCTTGGTCAGCGAACTGCTGAGCCGTAGTGACCGGCTAAGCGCCATCTTCTCCGACGCCTATCCAATTATCATCCTCGACGAGTTTCAGGACACAAACTGTGATGAATGGGCGCTGATCCAGCAGCTTGGAAAGCGCAGTCGCCTCATTGCTCTGGCCGACCCTGAACAGCGGATCTATGAGTTTCGAGGCGCTGATCCTAGGCGGGTTGGCGACTTTCTGGAGATCTTCGGCGCCGTCCACTTCGATTTCGCAGGTGAAAACCACCGCAGCAGCGGTACCGATATCACGACCTATGGGAATGACCTGCTCACTGGCGCAAACAAGGGCAAGGTCTATCAGCAGGTAAAAATCACGCGTTACGGCTTCATGTATGGAAAGAGCCTGCACTTCAATGCCAAGGCCGCAGTGCTCTCGGCGTTGGATCGCCTCAAGGCAATACCGGACAAATCGATCGCGATCCTGGTGCCATCCAAGCGGCTGATGCTCGAGCTTTCTGATTACCTTTCTTCTGCAGCTGATGGTCTGCCAGAGCTACATCACGACGTTGCAATGGATGCTGAACCGCCGGCTCTCGCCGCTGGCGTTATCGCCACGTTACTGGAGGGGGGGACGGCTGGCGATGTGGCGAGCCGCATGCTTGGTGCACTTCACTCGCACATTCGTGGGCGCCGCGGAGGCAAGCCTACCCCCCAGTCCGAGCTGGACCTGGCAGGTGCTCTTAGCGGATTCCTCTCCTCGGGAAAGATCCGCGGTGCCAAACGCCAGCTGATTGTCAGCGAAGTTCAGCGTATCGCAGAGTTGCGGCAGCAACTGCAATTAACGGGCGACCCTGCGGAGGACTGGTTGCAGCTGCGCGGCCTGTTGCAATCGTCCGCTGCGGTAGCCTTGAAGCAAGTAGCAACAGATGCTCGCTACCTTCGACTTCTTCATCGTGGCTCGGTACTGCGGGCTAACTTGGGTGCGCTGTGGCGTGCCCAGGGAGAGTACAAGGGGGCTGAGGAAGCAGTCCGCAGTGCCTTGATGCAGGAGCATTTCGCTGCAGCTCAAAAGGACTGGCGCGGTATCCACCTAATGACGATGCATAAGTCCAAAGGGAAGGAGTTCGACGAGGTCATCATCTACGACGGCCTATTCCAGCGCATTGCCAAAGCCCCGCAGGATCCAAAAATCTGCGCTCAGGATCTTTTAGTGCTACGGGTGGGAGTGACTCGGGCGATACGTCGAACCACCATTCTGACTCCGAAGCGCGATACCTGCCCTTTCCTGTGAATCAAGACGTCCCCTCCTTACACCCTCTTCCTGCTGATCCGGCCGCAGATGAAAGCGGTCGTAGGCTCGTCTATCTGAAGAGGTAAAGAGCTTCTCAGTCTCAAAATTGGTAGCACAGAATGGTTAACGTTACGTCCATTTTTGGCCGACTCCAGCCTGATGTCATTGGCTCGAACCGGACATGAGCGGCCTCCCACAGGTATAGAAATACCTCACGCTTCATCAATGGGAGCGGCACACAGCTTAAAAATAGTGTGGCCCTTTGCCATTGAAATCTCCTTTTTCGCCCCTAAGTACAAGAAGCCCATCCAGAAATCGGTCAAGGACAAGAGCGATAAATGCACCAAATCTCTGACGCATTTCTTATCGAAACCACCATGCCTAGCAACTTTGACGACCAGGCTTTAGCTGTGTGGCTGAAGGAGTGCCTAGTCCAAAAACACCGAGTTGCGTACGTCCATGCGGGCTATCTGTGCAAGGTGGTCGACCTCGATGACTCTGCCCTTGCTCTTCACTCTGCTGATCCTGGCTCAGCAGCTAAAGGCGCATTGCAGGCGCTTGCTGGAAAGAAGCTGCTCTCTATCCTCGAGGTTTCGTTTGAGGCTCTCAGTGATGTCCTGGTCGCTGATACAGGGTGGAGTTACTCCCAAGTACCTGACAAGGCTTCTATTGCTACCCTTATCGCCACGCGAGACGGCCTACTGGGCAAGACCAGCGGCCGAGGAAAAGATATTTCTGTTAGAACAGCCCAGAAGGTCTGGGCTGACGCGGGTGCCAGGTGCATGTTCCATGGGTGCAGTAAGGATCTATCAGAAATCCCCCTTTGGACAAAACCCGCCCGAGTCGGATACTTGGCTCATATAGTTGCGTCAGATCCGGCAGGGCCAAGAGGTAGCCAAGCGGACTCTCATAGACTTTCTGACGCTCCGGAAAACATCATGCTGATGTGCGATGAGCACCACCGCCTAATCGACTCCTTCGCACCTCAGTACTACACCGCAGACGTTCTCAACGACATGCGCCAATGCCATAGAGATATGGTCCGAAACTATTTGGACTCAATGGCATTTCCTCATACCAAAGCAGTCACCCTGCACGCCAATCTGGCAAACGTTCCAACCTACTTCCACGACTCCGAACTAATTGATGCCATAGTTGCAACGAGAAGAGCGATGTTGCCTGGAGTGATCCACTACATTCGGAGGAGGTCACAGCGCGACGATCGCCATCTTCCAGGATTCTGGCACCAATATCTAAGAGAGCATGAGAGTCACATCAGGCAGCTTGTGGCAGGGTTCGACTCGAGCAACGCAGTTACTGAAAGTATGGCTGTCTTCCCTCTACACCACATCCCAACACTTGTTCTGGCTGGCCGGGTGATGGGTGAGGCGCAGGCCATCCAAGTCTTCCAGTACGACAGGGGACGGAGAACATGGGCATGGGATCCGCAGGCCGCGGCACATCCACCAGGATCGTTCAGCACTGGGCCGCTTCCGCCGGGGCGTGCACCAGAAGCGCTTATTACGCTTGAGCTAACAGCTCAAGCGGATGAAGAGGCGTTGCCGGCCAACTTGAAAGCATCTTTAGCCTCTGGCGATCTTCCGTGGATGCGGGTAACGACCTCTAAGATGGGGCACGAGTGCATAAACCACCCTGACGATCTGGATCAGTTTGCGCAGATAGCCCGTCAAGTAATCATTCATGCTCAGGATGTAATGAAGGTTAAAAAGGTTCACCTCATTGCAGTAAGCCCCGCGAGTACGGTGCTCCGTTTCGGTCAGATGCTGCAGGCAGGACACCATCCCGAATACCTCGTCTATGACCGAGCTGGTCGCGATTATGAATTTGCTCCAGCTCTGTCGATTACTGGCCACCAAGTGTCAGCTACAGATGGGCACAACATCTGCGTCATCCCCCTCCGATAAGCCGCCTTAACGAGACCGAGACCATGAGCATCACTAAAAGCGCAGCCCTAGTGAACTATGCCGAGCAGGCTAAACCCGCTCGACTGACGAAGGCCCTCGAGTCGCTCGCTATCTTGAATGAACGCTTCGTCACCTACGATAGCGCCAGGCACCTCAAGTACAGCCCCTGGGCCCAAGCGCTCAATGCTGCGAATCTGCACATTACTGTGCGTGAAGACGAGATTAGTGCCGCAGCCAGTGCTTACCAGGAGGTCGCTGAGCATCTGGCGGCCAATCTTTCTTGGCCCCCAGAAGCAATATCGATTCGGACCCAAGGCTCCGTAAGTACGAAGACTCTTATCCGCTCCCCAATGGGCGGAGAGAAGTTCGACATCGACGCAGTATGTGAAGTAGACATTTCTCGCGTTCAGGCAGCAAACGCCATGGAATTCTTTGGGTCCGTTGGTCGAGCCTTAGTGGAGCTCGAGGCCCAAGCTAAACGGCGGTGCTGGAACATCCCTTTCCCTCGGCAGCCCTTCTACCTCGAGTTCACTCCCTCGGTACCTTTGGATAACGTACCTACACAGACTCTGGCGTCCATGGCACCGCGCTATCGCGCGTCACGATACGAAAAAACCGCACTTGCAGTTGTGGACACACCTACTCAGAGTTGGAAAACCTCAAATCCGGCAGGCATGAGTCAATGGGTTGACGATACGTCGAAACGCCCCCTCATACGGGTGATGAAGATGGAGGCGTATGCAATGGATGAGGCTCGAGCCAGCGTTTCTCCAGTACCAGACCAGACTGTAGAAATTACAGACACACTCCGGGTTGCTATTCGACTGTTTAAGCGCCATCGAGATATGTGCGTTAGGCGCAACATTATTGAGTCTAGCACCAAGCCGATCTCAATCATCATCGTCACTCTGCTGACCACCTGCTATGAGGGATTGGCTGATCTCAATCGCTCCTTTGAGCATCCAGTGGAGCTTCTGGTCGAACTTGCCGCCTTTATGCCTCACCTCGTTTTGAAGCTCGACGGCAAGTACCGAGTTGATAACCCGACGGTCGAAGGTGAGAACTTCGCTGAGAAGTGGAACGATGATGAAGGCGAACGCCACCGGGCGTTCATGACTTGGTGCGACGCGCTGTCTGCAGATCTCAAAACCATTCTTGCCCTGACCGAGCCCCAGGAAATCTCGAAACGGGTACGAGAGGTATTCGGGATTCCTGCCCCATCAAGTGATGGCAATGGTCTCCCTAGCATTCAGATCCCAGCACCCAAAGCCACCCCAGCAAGCAGTGGATTGGCCTAAGTAGCGAGAGACTAATGGGCCTTGATCTGACCTTCTTATGTTCGCGCTTCCCGGCTTTACAGCCATCACCTATAAGTCGGGAACCGGGGGTTACATGCTACCAATTGCTGCTGCCTCATCTCCCCCAAGAAAGGGCGTTCAAGTGGGCTGAGTTGCGTGTGCCTAAAGGATTTCCTGAGCATGGGAAAGCTTTTGTCCAGTTGTCTCCCGATGCTGTGCTGAATGTGCCGCATCTCGATGGCGCGGGGGTACTTTGCATCAAAGGGGACCCAGGTTTAGGCCCCGGTTACACTGCAGAGGAGCGGATTTTGCTCCTCCTACACGCCTACCTGGAGCAATTTTTAAAGCCATGGGTGAATGGCGATCTTGACGGGGACTTTGAGGCTGAAGCCCTTAACTATTGGGCGATAGAGGTAATGCGAGCGCGCTCGAACACAAACCCAGTACGAGCTATTTGGACAGTAGATCCGCCCCCATTGAAGGCAAGGCTCAGGAATGGTTTGCTCCTCATCCCGAACCGAATCATCATCGCAGCCGATGAGCAACTGCGCATTACAAACCGCGTCGTGCAATCTATGGGGCAATCAGCAACACAGCGAGTTAAGGTGCTGATAGCAGACATCCCTATTTCACACGCATTCACCCCCACCACTTGGCCCCGCACCACATCTGATTTAGAACGTATCCTCAAGGGGCGACTTCCTAGCGCAGAGCTTTTGCGGCTCCAGAGCAGCCATAGCCGTCGAGGGCGAGACATACATCGTGTCGCTCTGTTGAGAAGTCCCGACGTTGCCTTCGCCTATCTTCTTCCTGGTGGTCCGCCGACGGTTCTTAATGTGGATCGAGGCAAGAAGACGTTCCCTCCACTGAGAAAACCTCTACCACTTATGACGTCGCGCATAGACCCAGACTGGACGGTTGGGCGTGATCAGCATCCAGAGGTGCAAGCACGTCAGGCGAAGCATATTCTTGTTTTGGGGGCTGGGGCCCTGGGAAGCCCCTCAATTGATCACTTAGCCAAAGCAGGAGTCGGGCGGATTTCTGTTGTGGATGCTGACACGATGTCTTCCGCAAACATTGGGCGGCACCTACTTGGGGCCGACTCAGTCGGCAAAACAAAAGTGGATGCCATCGCTCAGCGGATCAATTCAGGTTATCCAGCAACAGTGGTGATTCCGCATGCAATGACCACGGCAGAGTGGTTGAAGAAGAACACCCTTGCAGATGTAGACGCAGTGTTAGATCTCACTGGTGAACCTGATGTACGAGCTCAGCTCGACCGGGCGCGATTAAGCCATCCATGTCCGTTACTGATTGGATGGATGGAGCCCTATGTGGCTGCCGCTCATGTCTGCGTTTTACCGTCAGGGCAGAGATGGTTGCAGGGGGCCCAGGATCCAATGTCTGGACTGGAAGCGGTGGTATGGCCAAGCGAAGTGATTCGACAGGAGCCAGGTTGCAGTAGCCGCTTCCAAAGCTATACCGCAGCAGCTGCAGCGCACGCAGTGGCATTAGTAGCTGAGTGTGCACTGGAGATGATTGACAGCACCGCAGGCTCGCTTGATCCAACAGTACGTAGCTGGGTTCGCGGACAACATTTCTTGGACAAACACTGGCCAGGGCTCCTGCATAAAGAATGGGCATTATCTGCGCGCGAGCACGACGGGCTGACAATGATCCGGCAGTTCCCATGAGCAGAATTTTCTTCTATCCGGACCATACCCGTTATGTCCTATTCACTGATCAGGCCTTGCGTCACATGTATGACCACGCCCAACGAAGGATGTGGCAAACGGAAGCTGGCGGAGAGATATTCAGTTCAGAGCCAGGCTCCAGTGGCATGGTCATCTCTACCGCCACTGGGCCGAATCCATCGGACTATCGGCGTAGATGCGCCTGGAACCCGGACATACAAGCTTCAGACCGGAACAGGCAGATCGAATTCACGCACAATCGGCATGTAGTAGGACTGTGGCACACGCACCCGGAGTCCTCTCCGTCCCCATCGGGTCGCGATCAGAAGACCACATGGGAATACCTCGATTCATTCCAGGGCGATAGATCTCGGTACCTGATGGTCATCGTTGGCAATCATGGTCGCCCCCCTAGTATTGCAGTTTGGGCTGCCTCCTACTGCCCCAGGCGTGAGTGGACTCAACTCATTGAGGTCTCAGTTTCTGAGGCTGGTCGAGTATCTTGGCGGTGAGGCCGGCATGCTCGCTTAGAGCTGCAACAATGCGTGGTAGCTGTTGACGAGAGAAATCAGCTCGGATGTTTCGATGTAATCGCCCTGATCAAACGAAACAGCTCAGCTTGGTATTGAGCGTCATGGAGTGCTTGATGATTCCCCTCAAGCCTGGGGCGAAGCCTTACAGCCATTTGACTAGAACGCGTATCCCGCCAGTTCGAACCTGTAGCGCCCATGTAGAGTGCTTTGATGTCCAGAGCAGTGAACCCAAAGGGATTCGATCCAAGGTAACGGTGGAAGTAGTAGTTGGTGAAAGACCAGTCAAATGGTGCGTTAAGCCCTACGAACACTGGTAGCTTGTCCGTGCCGGCGACCTTCTCGACCCAACTCTGAAACTCTCTCATTGCAACGTCAGGAGCCAGCCCGTCAACAGCAAGCCTATCAAGAGAAAGACCCGTTACCGCCAACGCCTCAGGATCCGCATTGGCAGAAATTGGCTTGAGCTCGCATGAGAACACCAGGTCAGGCTCATCAACCAGACAAGCACCTATCGTAAGCATGCTGTACTCACCTGGAATTGGTCCTGAAGTTTCAACATCAACAGAGATATAAACTTCGTTTTTTGGGCTCATCAGGAACTAAGACCTTCACTGATCTGATTTGGGCTCACTAGGTTACGCTAGTACTTCTGCCAAAGGTCTTCCTCTAGGCCAGCAAGCGCATGTAGCTCCTTGATGCCATTGTCCAGTAGATCCGCTGTCCGATCTGGCTGATCCCAGCCTGCATCACCGCTTTTCCCGCCATGAAATACATGAATCGCCCCCACGCTGATGTGATCAAGCGCTAGGTGGTCAGGCCCCACCGAACGGAAGTGCAGCAGTGCCCGGTGATTCTGCAACTGAGACGGCGTGATCAGATCTGTCCATGGAACGGACAGGGAAATGGGCAACGTCTCACGGCCACTCGCGCCGCCTTCGCGGTCCTTCCAATACGCGGTCAGGAAGATACGATGTCCAGGACTTGGGCGCTCCGGTTTGGTTGCGGTTCGCAGCACATTGCTGGCGTGGCGAAAGTTCTAAAACCCCGCCGCTTGGGCAGCAGCGTCCAGGGCACGTGCGCGGACGTGATGTTCGCTCTTGAGATTTTTGGCAAGGCGCTTGATTCCGTGCAACGTGGACGGACGAATAGATTCACTCGACATGACAGTTCTCCCGGCTCATGACGAAACGTCACCCGTCTGCCGCTTCTCGAACCTGAACATGGCATGCGCAGGAAGAGAGGGAGTGTGTCGGCAGTGCTGTCAACAGCTTTGCTATGACGGGTGGCAGGCTCCTGCCCGGAGCCTTCTGAGAGTATTCCACACGCACGGAAGGACTGACGAGAGTGAAGTGGCATGGCGCGAGGAATGGATGTTGCGCTCACTACATCCAGATCTGATAGATGCAATGCCGATTCGCTCCGCTACGCTCCAGGAAGTTGTCTCGATAGCCACTGAACCTCACAGTGTTTCCATCCAACCAGACTTCTGGAGTTCGAGATGGAACACTTATTGCCCACATCCAGTGCTGCAATCTCCGAAACCAGCCAGTCTCTTCCGATGCCCGGCACGGAAGCCTACGAGGCACTGCCGCAGCTTCCGAAGCGAAGCCCCCTTCCCTTCCCGCGCACCATTCGGCGACAAGAGCTGAGGCAGATCATCCCGCTATCTGAGACGACCATTTACGAGATGGAGCGTCGTGGCGAGTTCCCTCGGCGCTTCAACCTGACACCACGTTGCGTGGTGTGGGACTTGGCCGAGGTCGAAGCCTGGATCGAGGAGCGCAAGCAAGCGCCTCGCAAAGATGCTAGCGGACCAGATGTCCACTTACGGAAAACCCGCCCGGTTCGGGCAAGTTCAGATCAGAAATGAGACTGACGATGACTTCAGCCAACAAGCGCTTCCAGTTCCTCAGAAGTCGAGCGCGGCAGACGCCGACTTTCCTTGGCCAGATTGACCTGCAAGGCCACTCGCGCCACCTCCAGCATATCCCTGGCTAGCGAGTAACTGCCCCTGGCTTGCAACCAGGCCAGTACGTCCGCCAGGTGCCAGATCGACGCACTGCCCTCGTGCACCGGTGCCGGGAAGCTACCCGGATTGGCCAGCATCAGCTTGCGCATGTTTTGTCGCGATACCCCAACCATTTCGGCCACGTCGGTTAGACCAACCAGATCAGGGGCGACCTCGATCAACCTGGCTGAGGGAACTGCATGGCGCACATCGGTCAGTGCACTGCGCACAGCCGCATCCGCACTCTCCGCCTCTCGAGTGAACTCCAGAGCCAGCCGACCCGGCTGGCCGATGCCGACCAGAGCATCGTCGCAGCCCGCTTCGCCAAGGCGCTCGACCAGAATATCCGGGGTACGGTCGTCCTCAGCGAGTTGGTATTTCAGGGTGAAGGTGTATTCCATCGTGCTACTCCTCTGCACCGTCGGCAGTATCCTGCTGCGTACGATGCGTGGTGCAGTTGTCCACCACGCGGCGTAAGGCGCGTGCATGGTGGCTGGGATTCTTCGGCGTACTCCACACGCTGGTGATGCAGAACTCGCCGCAGCGACATTCCTCGTCGTTATAGGGACAGTAGATCCGCCCCCAGGCGTGACTGCCGCCAACTTCGATGCGCCACCCCTGCCCTTCGGCATGTTTAAGCGCTTCTTCGATCTCTTTCTTCGGATGTGAAGGACGGGCCATGGATGGTCTCCAGTATTCGTATGATTCGACAGGTTGTCAACTGACAACCTGTCCATTCCTTTATACGGCTGCACTCAATACCGGCACGGACACATTGTCCGGCAACAGCTTCGGCAAGTGAGTCCGACCATCGATCCAGGCATCAACCATGTCTGCCCACTCTTGCAACATGTGGCGCCGCTGCTCCGCATATTCGGCCTTGTTATAGACCGAGCGCGAGGAACGCCCGTCCTCATGCGCCAGGCACTTCTCGATCCAGTCACCGTTGAAGCCCACTTCGTTGAGTAGCGTAGAGCCAGTCCTGCGCAGGTCGTGCACCGTAAACGGCTCCAGCGGCAGCCCTGCTTCCTTGGCACGCGATGCGATAAGTTGGGTGATCCGGTTCAAGGTGGCGTGCGACATGCAGCGGTGGATGTCATAGCGCGAGGGCAGCACGAACCTCGAGCCTGCAGCACACGTATGCAATGCCACGAAGATGTCCAGCGCCTGGCGTGACAGGTGAACCACGTGGGGATTGCGTCCTTTCATACGCTGCTTGGAGATCGTCCAGGTGGCGTTCTCAAAATCCACTTCATTCCAGGTCGCCTCGATCAGCTCGCTTTTACGCACCAGGGTTAGCAACACCAAGCGCAAGGCCAACCGAATGGTGGGGTACGCCGCAATAGACTCCAACTGGTGAAAAGCCAGGCGAATCTCGGTCGGGGTCAGCGCTCGGTCTTTCGGCACGAAGGTGGCGATCGATGCCGCCTTCACATCGTCGGCCGGATTCTCGACCTTCTCGCCATGCAAGATTGCGAACGCAAAGACCTGCTTCACGATGTCGCGAATGTGGACGGCCGTTGCCGGCGCACCACGCCCCTTCACCTTGGCGCAGAGCATGCGGAGATCGTCTGCAGTGATTTCGGTCAGGAGACGGTTCTCGAAGACCGGCAGGATGTCGCGATCAATGATGCTCTTACGCATGGATCGCGTGCTGTCGGCCATACGCGCATCAGTCAGCCATCTCTTCAGCATGTCGCCAAACGACTTGGCAGCGGTCAGTCGCCGCTTGGCTCGCTGTTTTTCCAAGGAGGGAGATATGCCCTGGGCAACCATTCGCTTGGCATCGAGCAGCTTTTCGCGCGCCATGGCCAATGAAATCCCCGCTGGCCCATACCGTCCGATGGTCAGCGTTTCCCGGCGTCCGTTGAGACGGTAATCGTAGCGAAAAGTGACGGTACCGCCGGGCGATACCGTTACGTACATCCCGTCGCGATCGGAAGCCTTGTAGGGCTTGGCTTTGGGCTTTAGTTTGCGCAGTGCGGTGTCGGTCAGCATCAAGATTTTCCTCCTGTTCATGACGGCTTTTACCGTCAAGGGTCAGGAGACCTGCTGATGCCGGGAAAGCCGCATGGCGCGAGCTTTCCCAATGGGAGATTTACCGTCAAAGACCGGTTTGGTCTCGATAGTAAACGGGAGGGTCTTAATCTGGCCTTCAGTTCCTACCGTCACCCTTACCGCCAGAGCGTTCTGCTACTCGGCGATAGCCACCGATAGACGCCGTGACGTATCTTCTTCTAAATCAACACGTTACAGCAACTAATCGATAGGTATCGATAGTCCTCGAAGGACCTGATATCACTCCCACTCGATCGTCGCCGGCGGCTTGCTCGACACGTCGTAGGTCACGCGCGAGATGCCTTCGATCTCGTTGATGATGCGGTTGGAGACCTTTTCCAGC